CTTTTCTCGCCAGCTGAGAAACCAACACATACACAGCCACTGGCACTAAGAGGAACGTATACTCCTCCTCTGGGGCGTCGCCGAAGGCTGCAACTGCGTCATTCTTTGGTTCCGGCCGTATCCTCTCCATGTCAACCACCTCAATACCCTGATATCGCTCTTGATGTCTAAAAACAAGAACAAGATCTAATAGAAGATGTTCCTGCTGGCCCCGGCACCACCAGCCTGACTGATGTACCATTCGATGCCCATTTCAAGCAGGCGATACTCCGCTGCATCCATCTGCCCGCGCTGCACCCCAGCCTTCGCCATGGCCCTCAACATAATTGAGTGCTTTGGAAGATTCTTTTCTCTATCAATAACTTCCATCGCCTTCTCCCAGACCCTCCACGCCATCTCCGTGCGAAAGCCAAGGCCAGGCGACTTCTTGAAGTCGTACTTGCCGCCCTCTCCGTTGCCGTCGTGCTGAAACCCTGGACCACCGATCACTGGGCCACCGGCACGCATAGGAACAGCAGAAAAGGCAGGGAGGGAAAATCCGCCCATCGCAACATTGGGGGCGTCATTGAAATACTCGGCCAACGCTCTACGAAGTCGCGGATGAGCTGACCCGCTGGGGAACGCATCGCCACCATAATTCGGCCCGTCTCCGCCGTCGATTACCCCAAGGGCACGCCTCATCTCATGCAGAACTCTGGCCCTGGTCGGTCTAATGCCACCCTCTCCCATTGGAGGGCCTGCCGGCGGCGGAGTTCCACCTGAATCGTTACCAGATCCTGGAGCAAAGCTTAAAGGAGTACCCAATCTGGATGGGTACAACACCGGAAACACAGACAAAACACGCTTTGGCTTCTTGCGTCTTTTGTGCTTCTTGGTCTCCGTCATTTGTCTATCCTATCAAGAAAGGCAAAAGTCCATCGCTGGTGGAGTCATCAACGATGTCACGCTGCTCATCCAAAACGGCATCCGAGTGCTGTGATAACCCCTTGTACACCCCCATCGGTGCGCCGTGGTACATCGTCGTCAATGTAAAGACGATGCCAGCGAGGGCATCGACTACGTCCTTCGACTTCCCCGCTGGGTGATCTACCTTGTTACGGATATTGTCCTTCTGGATCCACTTCAACTCGTCGAGAAGTGGACGATAATCGTAGAAGCTCAATCGATTCTCATAGATCGCTTGCTTAAGGATGTCATACGCATCCATTGGCTTGTCGACGGAAATCCGCTCGGTTGTCAGACCCTTTCTCGCGAGCTGCTGAAGCGTATCCGCCGAGTTGAACTGATCAGCAGAAACGAAGCTGATCGAAAATCCCTTCGCCTGGAACTGGTAGATGAGCGACCGCAACCCAGCCTGATCGATTTCCCCACCAACCGGAGGGCTAATGCGAAGAAGGAAATCGACCCAGATTTCAGGAGCGCGCTCCGTAAACAACTCCTGCGTCTCCGGGTCCCGGCGGCTCACCATCTTATATCCAGTCACGCAGCCAACGGCGAACCCGGTCGAGTCATTGTTGAGCGATGGGTCGATGTGAACATGTCTGGCCGATCCAGGATGAAACAGTGGCAGCCAGTCGCGATCAATAGAGGCTCCGTTGCGCGTCTCAACCTGATGCGCCAGCTTCGACCAAATGAACCGACCGCCCTCGGTTTGAATCCACGCCTCTGTGGTGAACGGATGCGAGCGATTGATATCGATGTTTGGGATGATTTTGTCGCGAGCCTGAATGAACGGAGAGATCGACACCGTCTCGATGCCGCCTATGTCTCGAATCGAGTCTTCAACGTTGTTGACGAAGTCGTTTTTGAAGTCGATCGGGACCTCGATAATGAGCATCCCATCCTGGAGCTTCTCCTTGAGCGGAGCAACCTCATCTGGGGCTAGCACCTTCGACGGAACCAGGTCGTTTCCGACCAGAACATGGAAGATTTCTTTCGAAAAGATGCCGTCTGGCTTGACGTGCCAGGTGGCATAATCGCGGACGAAAACCGTCGGGTCATCCTTGGACTCTCGAATACGCTTGGCGGTGAAGTCGTCCCTGGTTTGCTTCGATGAGACAACAATCATCATTCCAGGCAACTTCCCATGGCGCTGGAAGCGAGATTTCATACGACGAATGAGCTGGTCGTAGAGAAACGAGGCGCGATCCATGTTGCCAACGCGGCTCTCAATGGAACCTTTCTTCCTCATGGGGGCCAGGAAGTTAGACTCATCGATCCACGCGGCGAACACGTTCAGACCGAGGGCGGCGCTGTCAGTTGACGCGCGGGCCGCAACCTGAATCTTCCCGGGGAAGATGATCTCCTTCTTCATCGGCTTGAAGGGGAAGTTGTCCTTGAAGTAATCACTCTCCTTGATTTTGTTCGCGATGTTCTCAAAGGCAACTTTGATTGCAAGGTCTTCCTTCACCGAGAGCACAACGAAAGTAATGTCCGTGCCCTTGCCGATACCGAAGCTCTTGTGCGGGTCGCGCATGCACGACAGCTCGTAGATGATCCTGCAAGCTGCAATGGACGCGAAGAACGACTTCCCCCAGCCGATGCTGCCGCTTAGGATTGTCTCTCGGTAATTACCGCTGAACAGTTCCTTCATGTCTTCAAGAAGCTTTGGATACAGGACGTCGCATGTCTTGCCGAGATAATACGGATCCCTAATGAATGTCTCGATGTCTACCGGCCTGCGAATATACTCGGCCTCAGTCAGGACATCGTAAATTCTCGTCGGGGCAACCTCACCCCTGGCTTCGAGATCATTAAAGGCCGGATCATCAAGCTCCCTCAAGCAGAGCATCACTGCCTGCTTTTCGGATTCGCTCAGGTTCGCAAATTCATGCTGGAGCATACGAATGATCTCATCCTTCGTCTGCTCGCTGCGAACGCGACCACCAAGATCCTTGATGGCCATGGCTATTCGCTGTCGCCTTCAGCGTTCTCGTCGTTGGGCAGCTCTGACCCTAGCTCTGAGGAATCGCTCGATTCAACATCTATCACGTCATCGCCGACAAATTCCGTCGCACTTCTAACGATCTCAGTAGCGTCCAGATTAGCCTTGGCGCTAAGCGCCATAAGCGCTTCAACCATACCCAAGACCTTTCTCCGACCATCCGGATCAGCCATCACCTTGCCAACGCCATCCGTGTATCGATCACTAATCTGAACTGCCGCTGAACCAGAAACCGAGACTTCTCCGAGCTGCCGCTTGGCGAGGCCAAGGTCCATCTTGAGATCTGACGTCTGCTTCAAGATCTTCATCGCGTAGAAGATCTCCCTGCCGGTCGTTTGAAACAGCTTGTTGATCTTCTTCTCGTTCTCGACGTCGATCTTGATTCGGTCCATCTGCAAGTCGTACAGCTCGCTGAGCTTCGCCAGCTCCTCCATGCCGTTAGCTACCTTCTGCGCTGCATGCATCGCCACGGTCGTATTCTGCGTCGTGATTAAAAGCTCAGCAGGCGGTATGGTTCTCCTGAATTCGTCAACCATCTTTCGGACATAAGCTGAACTAAGGTGAGTCAGCTCCTGGCTGTCTTCCTGAATAAACTTGACCAGATCAGGGGCCGACCACCCCATGCGAACCCTGCGCTCCACCTCATCGAAGCACCGACAGTCCTGCAGTGCCGAAGCTGCCTTTTTGGGTTCTCTACTTATCGGCTTGATTGGAGGGCGGCGAGTGCTGGACATGGTGTTGCGCCTGTTGAAAGCTATACCTGGATCTTCATCCACAGCATAGAAGCTGCCCATATCTTAGCCGAAAACACAACTTGGCTCAAACCAGGTGAATGTAGCAGAGGATACACGCGCAAACACTTGCGCGGATCACTGTTCCTGCTGCGCCTGCATCACCGAGGCGAAGTCAAAGTCCTCCCCGGTTGCTGTGCTCAAGATCTGATTAACGTTTTCTAAGATCTTAGCATTGCGACCCTCATCGAACCCATAACCACGCCGCATGGGAACGAGGATGCTCCTGACAAAGTCGAATTGGTTACCGATAACCGACTCTGGATCTTCCTGAAGGAAGATAAGCCTAGCGACAAAGCCCGCAACGTGTTCAACCGGGACGCCGACCTCAATCATAATCCGACACAAAAGTCCTACGATCGTCTCGTCGGCAGCCTTGGACATCTGCTTGAACGTCATCAAGCATTCGGCCCGCTCACGATCGCCAAATCCCTGAACCAGGGATGACGTGTCAGATCCAAACGGCGGGGAGCCCGGGGCTGGCTCTTCGAGTGGACCAGCGAGTCGCCTGCCCCATCCACGCGCTCTATGGGCAAGATATCCATCCGCTGTAGCAGTCGGACTTGGCAGGGTTACACCAAATCCATAGGCAACCACCGACCCGGAAGCCTCATTGAAGAGAAAGTCGGCCAGCGATCGATTTCCAGTTCCGAGCACAAAGTCCAAGGCAATCATCCGATACAGGCCATGCCTGAGCGCGCCCGACGACCTCTCCCACCTGTTGGCCGCATCTGGCCCCAAGGTCGCCCAGTACTCGACGAAATTGCGGGCGTTTAACGGGGTCGCCTGCAGCGCGGCAATGACGCCAAACGTCTCGTCCACGAGTATCTGATCAATACCAAGCTCGGCGGCAACCTTGTCCCTGACTGCATCGGAAATCAAAGGAACAAGATTCGCCTCTCTGATGGCTATCGGAGGCAGCAGATCCTCGCATCCGAGCCCCTTGGCAATCTCGTAAGCAGCCTGCTCGCGCCTTAGGACGTCATGGTTCTCGACGGAGAGGCCATATTCCTGGCCCCATGCCTCATAAATCGTATCAAATCCAACGGTATCAAAACGAAGAACAGCACTTCGCAGCTCTCCTTCTTGATTCCGACATCGAACCCAAAACGACCCACCGAGTCCATCCTGCACTCGCTCCTCAAGATGCTCGATAGGAACTGTCCGCAGCCAAGCCCAGAGAACTGGCTCTCCAATGTTCCACGGCGGGTCGGAAACCGAACCGTCAACCCTGACAGCCGGCAACAAGACAACCCCGGTCTTCTCGTGAAGAACGGGGGTCGCCGGAAGTTCGTCGATGATTGGTGCCGTATCGTCTATGGAAGGCTTGTCGTTTAGTCGCGCTGACAGGCCTGGCGGATTCTGTGAAAGGGCACCAAATACACTACGAAGCGCTGGCGTCTGGCTCGTCGGGGGCATAAATGTCCTGCTCCGGCAATGTATTGACCAAGTCGGACGACTTGCCTAGATACTTCTCCGCCGATCTAATATCAGCAACGTCTACAAGGCGAGAGACGCTGTAGCCGTTGCCCATTTCATTGGCGGCATCCAAGAGCGTGGCGTAATAGGTCGCCTTCTCTTCTTGGGTACCGTCTCTGTATAGCGTCTTGGACGAGACGCAATCGACATCATGCCATAGGATCTGAGTAACCTTGCCCGTATCAACCGATGACACAATCAAAACTTTCATCTACTTTTTCTCCCCGCCAGGCGCGCTGAACCTGATGCCCTTGAGCGCCTTCTGAACAGAATTGTCCGGTTTAACCCTGATATCGTCAAGCGCTCGCTGGACCGACCCGTGGTGCGACGGCGCCTTGGCCTGCGCTGCCGGCCTCTTTCGCGGCTCCGGCTTCTTACGCTGCCTAAGAGGGCGCTCGCCTGCCGCCGGGGCTGCTGCCGCCTGAGCTGCTGGACGCTGGGCTACCGCTCGCGCCCTGGCCGCCACTGGCCCAGGGGCCGCCGCTGCCGCCAGCCTGGCGTCCTTGCGCACCTGCGCATTTACCTGCGCATGCCTTTGCGGCGCGTAATGATCGATTCGCCTATCAAGGGTGCCCTCAAGGCCATGAGTCAATAGGTCGCGAGCATGATTCTGGAGGTCGCGAGCATCTCCCGGTGACAGGTTTAACTTACCAGGCCCATTGGTGTAATAGCCGTCGGCAACTCTATCGAGCACCTCTTTCATTCTCGGCGGATAATTTGTCCCGACTGGAATCATTTTACCGTTACTATCCTTGGGCAATTTAGCCTGATAGTCAAGAACGCCACCCGGCGTGAACACTGACTTAACCGAGTGAGTGCCGTACTTCCTCATGTTTCCACGGGCATTGACTGAATCCAGCGCCATGTCGTGGTCGATCAGAACCGGGTGACCGCTCTGGTGAATCATCACGTTTTCGTGGTGTCCGTCCTGATTACCAAAAAGCAAATGGGCGACCATTCCATGAAGTCGATGGTCTGAGTCAACCTTATCCAACTCTCCCTGAGAAGACCTGCCAACTGTCTCCAGTCCGGGCATAAACTCATTTACGTGAGCAGGTTCGCCGGCAACGCCGCTGGCCACTTCCCTGCGCTGAAATTCATTCGCATTCGGGTCCGGATCCGGGCCTCCAAACTGATGACGCTGATGCATTGTCGACTGCGCACCCGGCGTGACCATATGATGGGCACCCATGGCCGACATTAATTCATATGTCGCGTCATGGCGATTGGCCATGTTCGGCTGATCTCTGGTGTACGAATCAAGCGATTCCTGACCAATCGCTCCACGCTTTTGAAGAGCGTGCCACATGCCAGATACCGGCTTAGCTATATACTTGTGCCCGTTGTCCAGCTCTCCGTGATAAACGAGATTGACATTGCTGCTACTCACGAGCCTAGCCAGTGACTTATTGTTCGCTGCCGGGTCGTGATACGCCTTATGGAAAGACGAGTAGCGCTCTGCTGGCTGGGCCAAATCCGGCCTGGTTCTCGACGCCAAGCTTGGTTCGGCACTGTGCAGCTCGGTCTTCCCCGGAACAGCCCCCCATTTGGCCCAAGCCGGTTGCTGCTGCGCTGGCGGCGCCTGGGCGGCGGATTGCGGAGCCTGGGCTCCTGGCGACGGCATGGCCAGGCGCGGGTCGGGAGCGGCCTGCGGGGCAGGAGCGGCCTGAGCGGCCCTCTGGGCAAGAGCAGCTTGGCTAATATTGCCAGGCCTCGCCAGGCTGGTCGCCTCCAGCATGATCTCCTTCAATTGACCGGCACGCAGCAGCTGGACCGTGTCAATCCATGACTTTCTTTTCAACATTAGTCAAAGATCTCCATAGCTATCATTGGACATGTCAACAAACGACGACGGAGCCATTCCAGCGGTGACACACCGGCGGCCTCGGCCATAAGAACGTGGTCTTCCTTGGAGGCAGGAATCAAATCACTCCAAATACCACTCACAGAAAGCGTTCCGTCCGCCTCCTGCCATGCATCGGCAGCGTGAGTCGAGACCATGTCGCCGTTCACCATGTTGATCATGATGATGCGGAGCCGTCGGTCATCGAGGATTGTCTTCATCTTTGCCTCCAGACTTCATCTCTGCGTGGAAGTCGAATTTCCGGATGAGCACCTTATGCATGATGTTGTTGACGAATTTACCAACCTCATTCATGAGCGGATCGGATGGCCCGGATACCAACGACGCATAGTACCTAGCCGCAAAATACGGATCCTTGGCGATGTCCTTGGAGTGCGTTTCCATCATCCAAATTCGACTTAGAACACCTGAAATCTGCAGCGCAGTGAGCTTGTGTTCCATCAAGGACTTAGCCAGCTCAATCGCCCGATCCCCTCTCATTCGAGAAGAGATCGATATCCCAATGGACTCATAATCCGCAATCTCAGCGTCGCCACCGCGCACCGCAAGCATCGTAGACACCTCGCTCCAGAACAGCGGCAGGCCGTTAGGATTGTCATCAACATAGCCGCCGTACCCGCCGCTCGCATACGCCAATCCAATTGTCCTAGGGCATGGCATCGAAAGCTCCCCGCCGAACACCATGACCGGGTGTCTAACATCGTCGGAAAACGCCATGTCGCCAAACGATCGATCCAGGGATCCAATCACGAAATCTAGGGCAGCCATGCGCAGAAAGCCAACCCTTCGTTCAGGAGGCATAACTGCCCAAATGCTGTTGAGGGCATCTGGATCATTATTGCCAAACAGATTGCGGAACCACTCCTCTGATTCAATTGGCCATGGCTCGCCACGCACCAATTGAATTGTTGCGTGGCCGCTAATCTGTTCCCTGACAAGACCTGGATCTTTACCTGTCGCGTTCGACACCCATTCGTTAACCTGCTCAATCAACGAATCCGGAAGCAACGACCTAATGTCACCTTCTTCGTCGACGCGATGCACTGTTGGCGGCGTTAGATCATCGAGACCGCAAGCCTTGGCCACTTCATAAGAGCACACTGCGCGTCTCGACAGCGGACCATCATCGGCTGAGAAGTCGATGATGTCGCCCCATAGCTGCTTACTCAGCGGACAGCGCAACGACTCCATCCACATATACCCGTAGAACGTTCCGCCGCCTATTGCCTCAATCTTGGCGATCATCAAGCCATTGCTGCCGCCCGCCAACCTCATTTTCTTGATAGTCCCAGAACGCAAAGACACCAAGAGGCCAGGCTCGTCGGCGCCCCATAAAATCCGGTCAGTGGGAACAACCGTAATGGTAGGTAGACCAATGGATACAGAATTCTGGAGCGGAGAAGCGTTGATTTTTTTATCGAATTTCTTTCTCACCTCTGCCGGAATCGGATCCTGTGGTTTCTCCTTTTTACTATTTTTCTTTAACCATGGGATATCGTGACGCCTAACCGTCATGCGGGCGAGCGGCGCCTCCTGCTGTGGAGCGACGCCCTGATCTGTGGACTGGGCTGGATCTTGGGATGGGTCCTGAGCCCCGACAACATCCTGACCTTGCTGATCTGCAGGCTGCGCCGGCTCCTGAGCCCCGGCGGCCTCCTGGGATGGCTCAGCTTTAGCCGAGTCAACAGCGCCAGACCTCTTGTGCGCAGCGTACCGATCGCCTGGAGCAGCCTTCTTTACATGAAATGCCTGATCAACCGTCTTGGTGCCGCCGTCGCCACTTTTGCGTCGAACCCTCTTCAGGACCCTCACAAGCGACGAACCAAATACTTCACCCAGATGCTTGGTCACTTTTTCACCAGCTCTGCTCTGATAAATGAGCTTCTCGAAACGCGCGCGTAAAACACCGAAAGCGGCGAGATGTCTTTGGATATAGACGCTGCTCTGTATTTAGTCAGGGACACGGGCTCAAAAAGCATCACTGCGGCAATGCCGGTGCCACGCAGACTACCATCGGCACCCTGCCACGCTTCGCCGACAATTGATTTGTCGCCTCCGGTGGCCGGATCAATACTAATCAGCCTAATCCGACGAGGATCCCCGACGATATCATCCGGGAGTAACTGAGCTTTGTTAGCCTGCTTGGCCATTTATGGCTCCACGCCTCTTGAGGCATCGACGATGGCTTCCTCGATGATCTCATTGATGTCAATTTTCTTGTCCCGGGACGCCCGTACGATTCTCTTCATCGCCTCGCGGGTCTTGTCAGACATCGCGACGTAGATGTGCTCCTTGCCACCCCAGGAGAAAACGACGAATCCATACTTCGCCGTCTCCCCGCTGTCGGCGATCAGTCTCTGGATGATCTTCTCAAGGTCGCCGATAGTCTTGGCTTCCTTGGCCTGTTCCTGGAACTGCTTGGCCAATTCTGGATCAAGCGTCTTGGCCAAATCACCTTTGACCTGCTTAATTATTTTCTTGAGGCCAGCGTCGCTGGCATAGCCAAGCATCCTGGTTACTGAATCGCCATACTTGCCGGCCATCTCATTGTAGAGCACGACCATCTTCTCTGGATTTATCTTGCCGTGCAGAACGTTCAATCTGACGGTCTGCAGCTTCTGAAGGTCTTCGTCCTTCCACCGGTCACCTTGAAGCACGTCGACCGGAATCTGACGAAGGTTAAGCTCCTTGGCCGCAGCAACTCGATGATGCCCGCCTATGATCCGATAGAAACTATTGCCTCTGGCGTCCTCAACCTCAACGACCGTTGGGGGGTCGATGAATCCGATCTCGCCAATTTGCTCTTTGAGCAAATTGAATTCTTCGGGCGCCATCTCATTGGGATTCCACTCGGACCCAATGAGAAGATTCGGATCGATCTCAATCCTTGAGATGTCGGCAGATTTTTCCACGGCCCTCATACTTCAAGAACCTCAACGAGCGCCATAAGTCTCTCCGCAGCCAGCTGGATTTCTCCTCTGAGCTGAAACTGAAAGATCTCAGAATTCAAATCGTTCGATGGCAACTCGTCACCCGGAACGCCCCCGGCCAACCTCTCATGCCATCGCTGAAGGATGGCGATAACCTGCTCGACCTCCGAGCGGAGCGTGTCTGGCTGAAGTCGCATTGTCATGCTGCATCCTATCTACCACAAGTGGGCAGATCTAGAGTTAAACAGCAGAAACGATTCGCGCTTCCTTGACGTCCGGCTCATCTCGTATGTAGGCGTGCCATATCTCCTCGGTCAGGATCATCATCCTGCCTCTCCTCATAGCATCGACAACCTGAACCCTCCCGTGCCTCCTGAAATCCCAGCACTTCTTACAAAGTCCATCTCCAGAATGACGAGTGCGCTCATCTGAGCCTGACGCTCCACACAAAATACAACAATCGAGTCCGTAGTGGAGCGACCACTTCCTGGTCTCTGTCCGTAAATATTCAATAATATCCTGGACTTGATCGAAAGTTATCATGTACTTCCGCGTACCGTATCTCTTCCATACCTGGCCTAGTGCATCGCGCGCCCTTTGGATCTGACGCCAGTCGTAACCGGTTTCCCTTTCGATCTGTAGGCGCGTATTGGTTCCCTGTGTCGGTGAGAAGCCAAGTTCGTAACAACGCCTCTCGATAGCCAGGCGGTTTCTACGAGGGAGCAGGCTCATCAGCTCAAAAATGCTCAGATGACCAACGTTCTTAACGAGCACCAGATCTTCGTCAGGCCGCCACGGATAAGTTATACGACCAGACCTGCAGACGGTCCTGAGCCCCTTCTCGGCCCTGATGTTCATCTCAGTGGCCTTGTTTCGGACTGACTTAACCGTTTTTCCAAGAATAACAGCAAGCTCGGCATCCCGCTGGGTGCCCCATAGCTTGCGTATGATGTCCTCTTGTTCCGAGGTCCATCTGGATTTCTTACCTGGAACAGGTCCGCCCATACCGGCGGATACTATTTGGTCAACTAGGATTGCGCAAATTTTTACGTGAAGATCTAGACAAGCAAACGCCCGCACTTACCATCGGTAAGTTGGCGGGCATACTAGAGAAACGAAACTAAGGCAGCTGCTGCCTGTAGTTGTCCAACAGCTCTGTGGAGGCCGCCGGATTACCGGCCAACACCGCCAGAACAGCCTTCCACGCCCATTCGGCCTGGAACTCGGTCGGGGCGAACATCTCCTTCCAGAAAGCGGAGATCTCCTTCTCTCGATCCGAGGCGTAGGAAAGAAGAATACCCTTCTCGGCCGTTGGCATCTGCTCGCCCATCATTTTGATGGCTTCAAGAGCCATTAGATTGCACATGGCAATGTAGGGAGCCTTGTCGCACTTGGAGTCAACCGTCTTCTTCTCATCACCGAGTTCATAGGCCTCGATGCCGTTGAGAAGCCTACCCTCTCTGGAGTGAGAGAAATAGACCGGCTTCCAGAACGCAAGCGCTTGCTCGACCTTGCGAGCATGAACCGAAATCCGCTTCTCGATAACGGCATGGCCCTCGTCGGACTTCATCCGTTGCTCGATCATCTCGTAGAGACGCTCCATCGCAATCGGATCAATACCCTTCTTCTCGCCATCGGGGCGCTGGCTCCTGCCAACCTGACCTACTGGAAATCCATCTGGGCCTAATAGCGACGACATCATCATCTCCATCTAGTTAAGCAGAACCTACGATGCCTTCTTCTTGGCATCCTCGACGACGCACCGCGATCCTGGCGGGGCCTTGCTGAAACCATCCTGAATGTTCTCGAACTGACCACAGCGATAATGATCGGTCATTCCAGAGACCCTGAACAAGCCAAGCGTGTGCTTGACCTCAAGAGCCTCGTCGAGGCCAAGGTCTACAGCATGTCCAACGGCCGACATCACCTCGGCGACAACGTCAAGGCCGCGCTGCTGGGCGATCCTGGAAGTTGACTCTACAATCTGACCAAGCTGTGGGTAGCGCTCGTTCATCTTATTATGGTGCTGAAGCCTGCAAGCGCTTGCGCGGGTGCAAATATCCAGGCAAGCAGACCTGCCGTGCATTTCTTGCTCGCCGAACTGGGCAACGGCCCGACCCTGCCCATAGCCCAAGTGTCCAAGGCAGTCCCATTTGGCAATAGCCTCACGAATCTGCCTTCTTTTCTTACCGAACCCCATCTACTCGTCCACCTTTGATTCCTTGATCATCCGCCACAGGAGATCGCGCCCGTGAATCGGCTTGCCGCTGTTCGGATCGACGGCGACGATCAGAACGCCAAGACGACGCTCCATTTTGGCGATGTACGCGCTGCGGTCCTTGTCCTTGATCTTAGAGAAGTCATTATTAGCCAAGAAGTCTTGGCAGATAAGCTCAAGATTGTGGCCAATCTTCTCCGAACCGGTTAACCCCTGAGCCCTACCCATGGCGGCATCCCACGTCTCAAGCTGGGAGTCATACATGCCAAATTGTCTCGTATGAAGCTCCTCGGGCTTCTGAAGCACTGGCGATGCGTCGGCACTAACCGGACGAGCCGAAGAGGCAGCCGTGTCGTCCGGCATCTCCCTCTCCTCGTCATCAACATTGCGTCCGGCCGAGACCGCCTTGGCCGACTTGATCGCCTTCTTTAGCTCCTCGAAGGTCAGCTCCTTTGCCTTCTCCAGCCAGAGGGCGATGCTGTCCCTGTTTGCAACCCCAGAGAGCAAATACACCTTCGACCGACCAATCGAAACCAGCTCGTCGATGACCGACTCCGGCATCTCCTGCTGGACCGCGAAGTAGTAGTAAGCGAAGCGAAGATTCTCGGCCGTCCTCTTTTGGAGGCCAACCTCCTGCTCGCAGTACTCGCCGAAGTTTTTGTAACCCCACTTCTCGAACAGCGACGTACGATTATGCTTGGATCCGTCGCCGATCATCAGCCCTCGATAGCCACCGGGGACGCCGTCGTAGACGTCATAGAGAACCCGGCCCAGATCCCAGTACTTATGGGAAATCTCCCGAACCAAAGTCTGGGCTTCGCTTCGTAGCTGGTTCTCCGCCTTGAGAAGATCTTCCTCGGACACCTTCTGCGTGTTCGAACCAACGATCTTCTTCTCACCGTTTCCAACTACTCGGAGCGTCGTCATACCCATCTTGTTCTCCCTCGGGTTCGTTCGTCTTGAATCGAAAAACAGCCTTACCACAGCCCCATGGCCCAAGGGGATAGTCTCGCTCCTTAGAAAGCACCTTGAGCGAGGTCCGCATCAAGGCTACGAGATCTTCCTGGGGCCTTCTTGTCTAGCATCTGAGGCCCCAAGTTCGTCATTGTCAACATCATAGAAGAACTCCACTTTCTTCGCCCTAATCTCCGTGAGCTTCCCATATTTTCCGGGACGATTCATCAGCTCCCCGGTGATCACACAGTAAGAACCATCGCGTCCATCCTGCTCACATTGCGCCGCAACAGATCCATACGCATTCACCCTAACCCTGGTAACCCTCTGCCCGCCGTCGCCTGACGCGACCGAAAAAGAACAAGCTTCTTCGCCGTCTCCAGTGGTGCCGGACAAGACGCGACCCTCCATCCGGCCGCTGATCATCACCTGGTTATGACCGCTTGATCTTCGCCTTGTTTGAGTCATCGTGACCGCCTGCTGGAGTGGCGGTCACCTTACCCCAACAGTACTTAGCCGCGACATAGGCGTCCATTTCATCTTGGGTTGGGAACACAAGCCCCTGCGCCCTCAGTCGACCCTCGATGAGATCCTTGACGGTAGCTCGCTTCTTCTTCCCATGAGCCCCTGGGATATCCCCATACGAGACCCTGCGCTTCTTCTTGCCCTTGGAATCGACGTAGTCGACGAAGGTGCGCTCGATCTTACCAACGACGACCTTACGCATCTCTGTGGCCTCCTTGACCATCGGGAACTTGCCGCTAGCCAGATAGACCTGCACCTTGACTACGCCGTGGATCTCCCCTATCGCCGCTGCCTGCCACATCTGATTCTTCGCGGGCGCTTCGATGATGATGTGGTCGGGAATCTCGCCATTGATAAGACTGACGATCCGCTCAGTAATGGCGACAAGCCTGAGGACGCGCTCCTCCACGCTCTTGGCCTCACCCTGCGGACAAAGCTCAGTCCGCATCGTCGGATCGCCGCCTGGATCGCCTTCCAGGAGACAGATGCCGGTACCCTTCAGGCTAAGATCGAGACCCAGAACCTTCATCTCTGAGCCTTCTCTGCGCGCGTGCTCTGGCAATGCCAGAAACAGCAACTATTGACGACAATATCCTGTCCGCTTCAGTGGACCGGACGACTCCATCATCGGAGATCTTCTGGTTGATTGAATTTTCAACCTCGACAACAAATTCACAGATCCTGTCCTTGTTCTCCCGGCCCCATGGACTGGAGTAAAGGAAACACCTGGCGCACGAAAAGTAACTATTGGGCGGCTTACCGACGATCCATCGTGACCCCGTCGAGCACGTCATGCACGGCATGGACGTAGCGCCTGCGTCAAATGGACGAATCCACTCGGTGTCTATAATGATCGGTCTATTCATTGTCATAGCACCCCCGAAAAACACTGCTTGGAAACATCACAGACGCCAGCCCTGGGACACCCTGGCGAATCACACGCTACCCTTGGAGGAATAGCTCCGCCAGCGAGTCCAATCCTGATCTCTTTGATAGCGGACTGAACCATCGACACAGTCTCCGAATCATACAGGACGTCGTGCTCTGCGATACCATCCATCCCGAACTTGCCCTTGTTAAGGTACAGGATTTTGGCCCGCTTGATGCCCGTCAGCCACATGTAGCACTGACACTGTATTACGTGCATGAAATCAGGCGCCTTCTCGTACTTTACGAAGTTCGAATCCGAGGCACTCTTGAACTCAAGAACCACCAGATCGTTAACCGTAAAGCTGAGAGGATCTCCGTCGACCAGATATCCGTCCGGGCTGCCGCCGACCATATATTCAGCGTTACCGAGCCATTCTTCGGCAAATACGAACGACTCATTCCTGGACGTCAGGATGGGCTTGTTGTTAATCCTCCGCGACTCGCCGGCAACCCCACCGCAACGAATGCAGCTACCCGGCCTGGGGACCAGACCCTCCCTGAATGAACCATAGACCTCCCCGCACCAGGTACACCTCCAGGAGCCGACGATTCTCCCCGTGGCAGCCATCACCTTATTCTGCATCATCCAGTGGACGGCATGCCCTGACTCAAATACCAGACCAAGATTAGGATCAACCCCTTTGGTTCTGGGAATGCCAAAACGATACCGAAGAACTTCCTCGCGAGGACAGAGTCCACCAATCGACGATATGCGGATCCAGTCGTCAGGGTTCATCGGGGCGAACTCCCCAATGTCCTGCCGCATCGCCTGCTCGATCAGCTCTTTGGCGCTGACAGTCTTTTTTTGCTTCCGAAGAAGCCTAGAAAGCGCCATAGCAACCCTCTCCTTGGAACGTGAACTGGAATGTCAAACCTACCGCGTATGGCATCAACGGCGCCCGTCGCCAGGCGTCCGGTCTCCGGAAACGTCATCTCGTATCCGCACTCTGGGCATTCAAACAGGTGCCTGTCGGCGTTTTCCTGAAGCTCATCGCCACACGGGACGCACTGCAGCCAAACCCTAGGACCTGAAGACAGGTCGCCAATCATCTCCACGCGAATCTCAACAACCCCATCAGCCGGGACCGTGAACCTATTCCTACTGGAAGCCAGATACGCCATAGATTATCCAGGAACGGTCTCGTGCTTGATCGTTGCAACGACCACGACCGTGCCGTCAGGGCTGCTATCGTCGTAAAGCGTAACAAGACCATGAAAGCAGCTGGCCCTGACATGAGTACCAAGCATAATGGACAGCCTAACGATAAACTTCTGAACCATCGGCTCGCCGCCTATCTCGTCCACGCGAAATTGGAACCGGCTCCCGTCTCGAATCGAGGCGCAGGCCTGCTGAAACAGCGCTTCCTCAATGGAAGCCCTGCGTCTGCTCACCCTTCTCTCCCGAAGCCATCCAAACACATGGACTATTCAACAAGCTCAACCGGTTTGGTCGACCGATCTATGCTTGCGACGTAGATGACCTGCTCCACGTCGCTGTTCTTGGTGTTGATCTCTAGGCACATCTGTTTGAACGAGAACGCCTGAGACGAGTCGTCCTCTGCATTCAGGAGGACCAATCTCATACCAGGAATGCCAGAAACCTGCGGAAGATCACCCTTCCAGATGACCCTATCCTGGGAACCGTGCGCCACGCCTGCCATCTGAATTCTGCTCTTCATAATTACCTTCTGGTGAGTCCGCGAACCTTCAACTCAGCCAGAGCGTCGCCTTTCGAAATAGAAGACTTCCTGGCCACTCCTCTGAACTTTTGCTTGTAGGCAATGAAATATCGCATCGTGTCCATGAGCCTCACAAACACGATGCCAAGCGTCATCTGCTCATCTCTGTCAGCCCATCCGTCAACGATCCTAGACAGCCTTTCAAAGAACTTCTCGGCCGCGTCGTCGGGCACTGCGCCCTTCAGCGAAGTAAACGTCTCAGAGATCATCTCATCAGTACGCTTACACAAATCCTCGTCATCGCGGACCTGACGCAGGCTTGTACAGGTTACACCCCTGCGCCTTCCAAGCTTGGCCATCTGCAAAATGGCAGCATCAATAGCCGCGACCTCCAGCTCTGATACTGGCAATGGCGGGTGGTGGGTGAATTCTGGCTGGCTCTCGCTATTCCCTTCCACGATAAGCCTCCAGTAGCTCCTGTACAAAACCAGCCGGTAGGAGAACCCAGTCTCTGTTGACGAACTTAGGAGGCGACTCAATCTCTATCGCCACGCATGGAATCTTGTTGTAATAGCTGGCTTCCTTGGTGATCTTCGCAAGATATTCCAGCGTGATCGATATGGACTTCTTGTCCGTCCTCTTGCATTCGCCAAGAAGTTCAACCGACTTCACGTCTCCGCGCACGCCGGGAAGCGCACCGGACGCCTTCTGGCGCTTGCCGCCAACGTTCTTGGCAACCCGGTTCTCCTGAGCCATCGACTTCGCTCGCTGCTTCTTCTGCTCGCGGCCAGTAAAATACGACGGAAACTTTGGCTTCTCCTCGCTCAAAGAGTCGCCTCATGCTCGATGCTGATGGTCCTGATGTGATTCATCAGCTTGAGCTTAAATGCCTCGTACTCGTCTCGATTGATCATCCAGTGGCGCTCCAGGAGGGACTTGCCATCGAACTCCTGCCCTTCCCAGATGGTCGACGCCCGTCCACGACCAAGCTGAATCAGGCCTGTCTGCTGGCCCATTTTCATGGTGTAGTCCTCGTCGATTACGTCGCCGACTTTCTTTACCTCGGTGTCATGGAGGACAAGCCTGTACTCGCCTTCCATCTTCGCGACGCCGGTCTTGTTCTTCTCGTTGCGGAACTTCATGTCCACGCTCGTGATGATCTTGGTCTCCTTGTCTTCCTGGTACTTGCTCGGCGACATTCGAGTCTCCGTCGAAGTCGCAAACCCCTGAGCAAGGCCTCCGGGAACGGTTTCCGGGTTACCAAACATCACACCAATTTTCATGCGGATCTGGTTCGTGAACCACACAGTGGGCCGACGACCGTCTCGCTGAGAGACCGCATTGGTTCCAGCAACTAGCTTGCGAAACATATTACCGAGAAGCCTTGCCTGCGTGCCCATCGTCGGCTCCGCAGCAGATCTCTCAATCTCGGCCACTGGGGTCATAAACGCGACTGAATCGATCACGATGATATCGACTGCCCCCGACCTAAGGAGGGAATCCGCAACGTCACAAGCTTGCTCTCCGGTCTCAGGAGACGAGAACACCAACCTGTTTACGTCGAGGAACTTCCGAGACCACGTGCTGTCCCAGACCCCCTCCACATCAAGCCAGGCAACGTTCACCTTGCGATAATCCCCGCACTCGCAGTTCGGCTTGAGACCGGACACGTCCACCTTCCAGATAGGGAAGGCGGGGGTCCAGCAGGATGAGCACATCCGCTGAGCGCGACCGACGGCCCGCAAGAAACACGTCGTCTTGGACGACGATTTGGGGCCGTAGAACATCGAAACCCGACCAACCGGAAGGCCGCCGCCGAGGCTAACGTCCAACGGAAGGATGCCCGTTGTAATACGGGGCATGTTCTCGTGACCGTGATCCATAGCGAACTGGACCGCTCCCTTGCCGTAATTCTTCTCTGCTTGCTTGAAGTAGGCGCTAAGCTGCTCATCTCGATCGTCGGCAACCCTTGGCTTGTCTTCTTCCTTTGATTTCTTCGCCATAGATATCCCTAAAGTGAAGCTTGCCCGCTGCGCCCAGCAGTGATCATGTCTCGCTCGCGCGTTAGACGTTCCTCTGCCCATGCCTGAGCGAACTCGTACGCCTCTCCGATCTCTTCCAAGTAACACGGCACCGTTACCGATATGCCAATCTTGGCTGACTCGAAGTTGCCCAGATTAATCGTAAGCGCGTAGTCAACCGAAACCTTAGCTGGAGCGGTTTCGAATTTATGGACAGCGATAATATCCTCGGATTCGCTGCCAGTCGTCGGCCCGCGATTAGGGCCGACCGTCCTGGTGACGTAGATCGTAGAATTCTCCGACTTCATTGCTCATCCCCCACGGGGACCCCGATGGCAGTCCACCCTTCTTCAATTTCCTGACGAAACATGTGGTCCGACGCCGACACGGTAGCGCCCCTCGTGCTCAAAACGGTTCTGACAACTCCGATCATCTCGGCCGTATACAGCCTCTCGTGCTTGTTCTTGCCGATCAGATAAAACGGCGTCTTCGGCAAGAGGCTGACGCGCTCCCACTGATGAATGGTAGGAACACTCCGACCGATAGCCCTGGCAAACGCACCGACATGAACCATATCGACCTCCTGCGTCTTGCCGCCGATCTTAACCATCATTGTGACTGGCTTGCGATGCTTTGGAGTTCTGACCTTAACCTTCGCTGGCGCTGGTCTTTCCTGTGACTTCTTTGCTCGATAATCTTTGTTTTGCTCTAAGACTTTCTCGCGATAACCCTTGTCTTTGTGATAGCGCTCCTTCCTGCGTTTAGAGAGCGCTTCCTTATTCTTCTCGTACCACCCTCGATACGTCCACTCGGGGGTCTGATCTGGCGCCTGATCGGGTGTCGGCGGCACAGGAAACTTGGCAGCCCTGCCGTTGCGTCTGCTGGCTACCTTCTCGTTTTCATTCATCTGTTCCCCCGTCAAAGCGGCACCAAACTACCTAATAGATCTCCAACTGTCAATCCACCGCTACCCGCTATCTGATCCAAACGATGACTGATACATGGCGTCTCTAGACTTACCGTAATCCTTGCACACCGGGATCGAGTCGCACCGCATGTCAACGATAACAGATGGCTTTTTGGCATCACACTTAGATAAGCAAACCCTGACGGCAGAGCCTGGATCCCGAACCGGAGTAGCCAGGACAACGGTATCGGCCGCCTCTATCTCTGGTAAATATTTGACGAACGAAAACGTTGTCAAGATGACGTCGGCGCCGATGGCAACGGCTATGTCATCAGGCATCATGCCGTCCACGGCAAGGTCCACAGCCTTGCCGCCGCCAGACCACTCTGTCTCAATCTGAAGCTTAAGAGTTCTCAGATGGGCGACCCTGTCGCTCACCACAACGATCTTCCTGCCTGCGCCTAGCGCCAGTACAATCTGCTCGACGAGGTGCTGGTTGTACGTCGTGCTCGCGCACATATGGTCCAGGAGGTTCTCCTTGGAAACAAACTGCGGGTTAACCCTGGCCCAGTTACTTATCTTCCAGGTCGACCACACCCTTCGAATCTTGGGTACGTCGAGATCGGGATCTGCGCAGAATACCGGATCCCCAAGATGATACCGATACGCCCTGGACAACCCCGTCGTAAACGATGCCTCCGGGCTCGCCAACCCTAGTCGCTTGGCAGCCGTAAGGAATGGAACGACCCTGACCCAGGCCATCGGATCCATCTTGTTTATTTGATGAGAAACTATGAACCCGAACTCCCCGGGTGACATTCGGCCATGCGACATAAAATCATGGATGTCATCTAGGGTGCTAATCGTGATGTGAGCATCGTCCACATCACGCTCTCCGCGACGTATGGTCGACAGCTTGGCGTCTGGAAGATATCTCCCGGCAACCGTTCTCCACATAGCCAGCGATGCCCCAGGCGGAACCAGCACCAGGGTGCGCATCTTCATGGTCCTGATCAACGACAGGCACACTTTGGCCGCAGCCTGATCCGACGCAAATATGGCCATGCCGTCGCCTACAGTTGCACCGCAGATGGACTTCAGTATCTTCGCGATTCCGGTCTTCTGATCTTTGGAGAAGAAGTCCTCAGACTTAACCCCAGTAAATGCATCGACCAGAACCAAGTCGTCGACATCGCCATCTTGCGCCGAGAACCATAGATCACCTTCCTTTGCCTTAATCCTTTCCGGCCAAGGCAATCCGCTCGACGAGCGAATTGATATCTCATGATCCTGGACAGCAGAAGATCTGAAGAACGCCCTGGGAATACCAAGGGCGCCATCCTTCTCTTGATATGCGCGATGGGTAATCGCTGACTTCTTGACTGAATCAACGAGCGTTAGCTTCCTGCGAAGGACGCTAGCGTTTAACTCGCCAAGATCGTCCAACTTTATCCATGACCACCCATCGACATCGATCTTCATCGTGAAGCCTCCGATCGACACAAAACAACACGTGGGGACCGAGCCATAAAGCCCGGTCCCCACTAATCGCTAATCGAAATTATCGATCAAAAAGGAACGTCGTCGTCGGCCGTGCTCTTCTTGCTCGACGCGCCGTCCTTGTTGAACGGCTGGGCGTCAGCGACCAGCGACTTCAGCACGCCGTATTCCGATGGGGCCATCAACTCAGGGTAGTTGAACTGCGGAACCTTCATGGGGATGGGCCCGGTCGCCGGGATCTGGAAGTGATAGGCCAGATACTTCCTGGTCTTCTCGGCGTCGCCGCCGCTTCCGTTGGCTCGCTCGATCATCTCCTTGAGCGGCTTCCCCTTGTAGGAAACAGCGCCCAGGAGGGCATCAGCCTTGATCTCACGAACGTGATCAAGATCGTCACCCGTGTTCGGGGCGTTGGCGTCAGCCCTTGCCAAGGTCCACAGCTGACCAAGGAGAGATCCGCGATTCTCCTTCTTCATCTTGAACTTGTTCAAGACCTTCGTCTTGGCGGGGAGCAAGATCAGGCGATTCTTGTTCTCGACGCCTTCCTTCGTGGTGTACCCGGTCACGTCGACGATCGTGTAGTGACCGACATAGTCGGCCCTGCCGACGCCGGGAGCGCCACAGGCGCCACATCCAGCATCATGAATCTTCGACGTGCAGGTGGCGTAGTGCCAGTGATCGCTCGTATCGCGCCACTGGTGCTCACGGATGCAGAATGGATCGTCTCCGATGAAGATGATCTCCTTGCTCGATCCTGCGCGTTGCCACAAGCGGTCAGGCGGATACCCCAACGCCTTCTTCTCGCCCTCTTTCTCTGCGCCCTCGTAACCCGTTTCGTACCAGCTCTTTGCCATCTGAGATCTCCCCGTTGGACCTTGTCGGTGCCTTGCGACGCCATTTTCGGCGACCCGCCAGCACTACCAGGGGGGTCTGACATAGTCAACCCTGGAAGCGCGCCTTCAGATCTTCAACCTCCTCTACTTCCATCTGATTCGGGTCCCTTCCGTCGGGAATCGTGTGCGTTATCGTGTGGATCCTTCGAGATAAACGCCCCTCGATCTTCTTGGCCGCCTCGATGCCGGCCGGATCTCCGTCCATCAACAAAACGACGGAGTCGAACCACTTCAATATCTTGTCGACCTGAGTGTTATTGATGTGCGACCCGTTGATGCCGCACACGTTCTTCAGGCCGCACTGATCCATGTAGATCACATCGAAAGCGCCCTCACAGATGAAAACCGTGCCGCGCCCATCTTCATTGACCTCGAACCACTCCTCGCCGAACAGGAATAGCTCGCGATCAAACCCGTTCGAGTGCATCCACTTGGGAGCCTTCGCCTCACGATCCGACAGCGGCACGCACCTAGGCCAGTACGGCACATGGCGCCCGGACAAATTTACCAGCCGCCCCAGCCGGTCGTACTGTGGCACCGAGATGCGACGATACTGCGGATGCCAGCCTATCTTCCACTTCTGAACGGTCTCGTCTGTCAACCTGCGATCGGGACCATGCAGATAATCAGCGGCCTCCTGGTCTATCCAGGTACGCATCTGCTCCATGATCTCTACCGCCGACTCGGGAAGCGCAGGGCTCATCGAGGCGCGCAGGAGAGGATCTGAGTAGTCCTTGCCGCCCGTCAGTGCGCCTGGGCCGCTGCTCGTGACCGCAGGCATAGCGTAGTGCCCTGCAGATGCGTCAGTCCGAGCCATCTGCTTGTCCAGGTTGACCATGTTGTGGTCAGACACAAATAGGAGCTGCGCAGACAAATCTCTCTTGGAGAGGTGCTGCAGCTTATAAATCAGCTCACTCAAGCTTCCATGAAAATCACAACCACCGCTCATGCAGTTAGCGCCACTGGTGTCATCGTCGGAAATGTAGACGGCCAACGACGGATTCTTGTCGACGCCACCACCGTGTTTCCACGGAGCAAGCGGACAGGTGCAGCGTATCTTTACTCCGGCGTTCCTGATTTTATCGCACCCGAGCATGCTCAGGAGCTTCTCGATATGTTCGGCCTTCATCGCAAAGCAGCGTCGCGGCTACTTGGGCGGAGGGTAAACAGGACCAGGGCTATCGTCAAATTTTCCCTTCTCCTGAGGCTTCGTCCCGTTCAGCTTTTCCCGAGCTGCCCCATCCTTGGCGTTCTTTGGAGGCACTGCCTTGGTGCCGCTTGGGCCGTCAAGGACGGCCAGCTGTGGTTTGATCATCTCCCACAGCTGAGCGAAGGCTCGGTCCTTGTCGTGCCCAGAGCGCCCCTCTTGTTCGTGCTTCCTGTTCTGAAGCCAACCCTTACCAGTCAGCTTGATATCCTGAAGAACAGCCTTTTTTTGACCATGGTAAACATATCCCTGCTTAGCAAGGGTGTCTCTGGATATGCGCAGCGCCTTGATGAACCCATCCGGGCCGCCTCCAGTCGACTTGTTATAGATCGCCAGGGTTGAATGACGGACCAACGCCGGTATGTCCTGCCATGAGGCCATGGGCAGAGAATAGCACGATCGCCCCTTAGGAAACCTGCCGACCTGACTTCAGGTCGGCCCAGATGCCGCCTGGCTTGTTTGCGTTATCGCGGGCCACCAGGATGTCCTCCCGAGAAAGCGTCGCGCCGTGGCCCTTGCAGACCATCCCCCAGCGGGGCGCTGCAGTCTCCTTGCATTCTGGAATCGGGCAAGGCTTGAGTACCGTATACCCCCGGGTGGTCTTCCTGCGCCTGCGCCTGCGCCTAATCACAGCTGGAGCGGCGGAAACTGCGGGAACTGCGGCTCCGCCGAGAATCCCGCGCAGCCGATCCTGAAGGCTGACGACGGCCTCCTCGTTCGCAACCGACATCAGATCTGCAACGAACCGATCGACGATATCCTGAACTCTCTTGGATGCCATGAATTTACCTCTAATGTCCTGTTCAGGCACCAACTACAGCGCCTTTTACATGACAAATCTAATAGGTAATGTATCGATTGTCAAGGAACTAGAAGCCGTCCACCTCTGAGGTATCACAGTCTTCTGGAAGCTCTAGCTTTCTTAGCAATTTGCCAAGATAACCAGAAATCTCTCCTTTGCACTCCCTGTCTGCGGACATGTGCATCAACACTCCTTTTTCGTGGCTATTTTTCGTTAAAACCACATCGTAAAGAAGCTGGCTACCATCTGCCCAAATATGAACAGCGAAAACCGACCTCGCGGTCACTACGCCGCCACAGCGAGGGCACATTCTGATTGCGTGGTTAGAATGGGACGTCATTGAAGTCATCGTCATCGGTAGCGAAAGAACTATCGGCACCGCCGCCGGAACTCCGGGTCGCGGACTGGGCTATCGGAGTAGCGTTGCTGCTTCCGATTTCAGAGAAATCCATGGCTCCGTGGTTCCAGTTAATCAGGAACTCATCGGGCATGCCTTCGCGAATCTTGAGCCCCTTGATGCCCATCTGCCAATTGGCGCGTTGATCGTCGCTCTGCTGAAGACCATAAGCGGCATCTGCATTCCAGCCTGCGACGTCGGTGATGCCAATATTGTCGGCGGCGATAGTCTGCGACTGGCCTGTCTTGGCCGAACGGTTGAACTGAAGGTTCGTAATCGTCGCCACGCTCGTACGCTTGCCGATCTTCTTCAGATCGTCAAACGTGTTCGACACCTTCTCGTGTCTGTCCTTGCCAACGTTCTTGATCAGATACGGCCCATCCAGGCACATCAGGTGCGGCTTAGTGTCTGAAATAACCGTGGCGATATTGTCGATCGAGTAATCGAAGTCGCCTGCTACGATATTAACCCCATCGCCGCCCATAATTTCTTCGACACCTTGGAAGAACTTACTCTCGACGAACTCCCCCAGTTTGCCTCTACGAATTTCGTCGTAGGGCAACTTCAGGTGTAGGGCAAAGAAGCGCCTGGCCATCTGCATCTTGTTCATCTCCGTCGAGACAACCAAGACTTTGTGCCCTGCCATCCACGCCTTGTGGGCGCAGATGACTAGCGACCATGTCTTTCCCACGCCGAGGCGGCCAACGAACAAGATAAGATCCTCCGGCCACCATCCGAGGGTCTGGTTGTCCATCGAGGGCCATGGCGTCGGTATTCCGCGCTTTCCAGCCTTCGCGTCCTTATAGTCAGCGATGACACCCTTGCCCAGCGACAACAAGGACTCGACCTTGCGAACCGTCAGGGCTTCTTCTTGGATCTTTCTATGGATCTCAGTCCATATCTCAGCCGCCCCCGTTGGGTCCTTGGTCTCAAGCTTTTCCAGAACCGCCTTGGTTCCATGGCGCTGAAGCTGCCAAAGTCGTCGCTTGAAGATCTCATCCAGGAAGAACTGATACGACTCAGACATCGAGCCGCCAAGATCAATTCCAGTACTACTCTCTATCGCCTCAATAGAAGGAACTTCGTCGTAGGTGCCGAAGTGGCCCCGCAGAAACTCCCAGGCCTTTTTACCATCACCGGCGAGATATGACCCCTTCTCCTTGCCGACCTCTATTTCCTTATCGATATCCCTGTCGATGGCCGTCAGAACAGCCTGCCTGCCGCCACGGATAACAGCCCTAACAAACTCCTTGTCAATATCCATCTAGGCGACCCCGTCGATCAGTTCCCTGGCCTCGGAAAGATACGGCACCGCGTCGCAGTCGCGCGCAGCATACGTCACAAGGACACATTCAGTATGAAACACAGCAAAGACAACCTCGTCGTCGGGCGGAGCAGTCCATCCACCTTGACCATCACTGACGCATAGATCGGCGGAAATACGAGCCGATTTATCACCTGGCTTAACCAGCTCGCCGCAGACCTCACACAGAAACACCATCACGGTCGTCCGTCTCCCAGCACGCGCTTCATAAGTCTAGCCTTCTCCGAATCCCGTAAATTCTTACCGTCAATCTGAACAGCAACCATGCTCTGGCTAATCGCCTCGAACAGATCAGACCACTTGTCAGATTGCAGCGTAACGACGGACCTTATCGTCATGATCGTCGCCAGCTTCTGCGCGGCCCGCCGCGCGAGCATCTCCTCCATCTGCAACGGACCGAACATGTTATCCACGAAGAGCGACTCGTTGACGCCGTCGATCACTAAAAGCTGAGTTGTCTCGATCTTCCTGCGAACAGTTATCCCATCGTTGCCGCTGCCATAAAGAGCCTCCTTGGAGGACTTCATGCTCTCCGAGCGGATTTCCTTCAATTCGACGTATGTGACGAAGTACGTGTCCCTGCCCGCACTGATCGCCTCCTTCAAAATGCACGCCGCTGCAGACGTCTTGCCGACCCCTGGAAGCCCATAAAAAAGCAGGCCGCTGCCGGTCTGAACCATATCCACGATGTTCGTGCGATACCGTATGACAATATTGCGCACGTCCTTGTCCCGAATGTCTTCCGTTTTGGCCCCCCAGAAGGCCTTAGGAAGATTCACCCTGGTCAGGTCGGCGTGCGTAACCTTCCGTCCTGAATGGCCTGGAACCGAATTAGCGTCTTCCATCTTGATCATCCTCCGCGCAAGCGCTTGCGTGGATCACCATTCCCCTGGCTTCTTTTTCACGAAGGTTCGCTCGATTATGTGGCGATCGGTCATCTGATTCTGAATCGTCAAGAAGACTCGCTCACGGAAGCCAAGCAGAATCCCGATACTCGGTGCGTTCTCGGCTATTTTCCACTTTTTTTGTAGGTGTTCCCAGTTCTCGCAGCAGTACGACCAACCCCGCCTGATCAGGCCCTCATCGTCCTTGTAGAAGCCAACCAGGGTCTTCAGCTGATTGAACTCCTTGTTCCCCCATGGGGCCATGATGATGTCCGGGAAGAAGCGCTCGTACTCCTGCTTGGCCCACCCGTAGAACCTGCCGCCTGACCGCCTCGCCTCCAGGCGCTCCAGGCGTTCTTGCTCCATGCGCTTCTTCCGCTCCTCCAGGGCGCCGGACTGAGCATCCGCAGCCTGGCGCTCGCGAACCTTCTTGCGTTGCCCCTGCGTCGCCCTATCAGTCCTGGCGCGGGTCTGGACCTCAAGGTCGACAGCGAACTTCCGGTCGGCGTCTCGTGGGTCTGGCGTTTCCGGCCGAATTTCATCTTCGCCTAGATCATGAGTAGGAGGAACGAGAGCCTCTAATACCTCACCAGTTGTCAGATCGTACTTCTCTCCGTTCTCCGAAATTCCGATCTTCCGGAACTTCGATTCGTCACGAGCGGAGCGAGTGTCATCTACTTCTTTTTCATTTACCTTACCTTCATTTACTTTGACGGACATATTTGTCCGCTCAGGGGGGACAAATATGTCCGGTACGGTAGGACAAATCTGTCCGGTATGGACGCCGTTTTTCCCTTTAGAATCAAGGGTGGACAAATCTGTCCTTGATGGACGATCCTTAGCATTGTCAATGCAATGTAGGCGCCTCAGAAGGTCTTCGTCCCGGTCGGACGACAGGATGTCTTTCCGGGACATTTTTAGAACGTCGCCATCGTATCGCTCAACCATGGACGTGATGGTCTTGAGGGTCGACTGAGACAGCCCACGGCTCTTACAGACGACGTAGCCGTTCTTCTGAAGGTTCGCCATGGCCCGCCCGATCGTCTTGTCGGACGTGTCCAGGTCCTTGGCTAGCGTTGCATACGAAACGTGGTTGTTGCGCCCGCCAGAGGCTCGCAGCCGAAGGAGAGACAAGAGCCGAAACTCGCCGTCGCTCAGCCTCATATCCAAGATTTCAACGCCAAGGACATACGTTCTGACGACGTCAAAATGCCAGTCTTCGTTGACGACCTCGGATTTCTTGGTCTTGTCATCCTCATCCATCGGCGCGCTCCTCGTCTTAGTGGGTCGCGCAAACTATCGACCGGGTCTTTCAATGTCAACAAAACGAAGAATGGCGAGCGCTTGACCTATAGCGCTCGCCATCTGATAAACCACTACATCTAGTGGTTGACGCCATAGCGTCTCCGAAAAAAGATCACACTACGGAATGAAGTCAGATCCTAGATCTCTGATCAGAGATCTGACGAGCAGTGGATGAGGGTTCACGATGGACCTGCTCTTCTGTACATGCTCAAGAGCCTTGAACCACCCCATGCCATCGTACAGCATCAGGTACGCTAACACGGCCGTACTGCTCCTACTGACGCCGGCCGCACAATGCACCAGGACGGTCTTGCCAGCGCTCCTGGCCTGGTGGATGACCTCTGCGGCCTTCCTGAAGACGCCGACGTTCGTCAGTCGTCCGTCCTCGATGCCGATCTTAACAAGCTGAACCTTTGGGACGTCTAGCTTGTAATCACATTCGATAGCCATGTTAAGAACGACGTCGATTTCCCTACCCAAGAAGTAGTTGTCGGTGACCGACGAATAGCTTCCAATCCAGATGCCAGGATGTACCAAATCCGGCCTCTCCATGACGATCATCGGCATAGTCAGGTTCTCCTCCAGCTTCGTCGTCCAGGCAATCTCATGAGCCATGATGACTTGCTTCATCATGGCAGGGAGGGACTTGAAGGTTTGCTGCTTCCATTCCGTGAAGTTGTCTGTGTAATCACGAAAAACGGAAGGGAAAGCAAGGAGGGCGGTCATTCGGTCATCGACCTTTCTCAACCATCAAACGTGAACAACCCAAATTGGCTGCTCGCAGGATTCGCAGGTGATTATATTGTAACGAACTCCACCGCGATACTCCGACTCGACTACCTTTATTTGCTTGATAACGCCGCCGTTACACCCAGGACAAAAAGAAGCATCTACAGGCTCGAACGTATCGATAACGAGGAGCTTCCTTTTGGTATACGGATGACGTACGTAATCCTGTTTAATCTGCTTCTTGGACGTCATTAAGCTGCCTACACCGTGTATCGACGCAAGGCTCCTCAAGTCTTCATCCCCTTGGATATTCTGTTCAAAACATCCATCGCCTGCTTAACCCACTCTCTGTGAGCCATGCCGTCCGTCTTGGATCCTCTAATAATACCAGAGATGGCCGACTCGATTTGTTCTTTGCTCACCGCAGACGACTGGCTTCTGATTTCGTTGACGGCGGCGTAATATTCAGCCTTGGTAGGCCAAAATCTGCCGCCACCATTTGCGATGGAAATCATTTCCTGGATGGCAGGGCGAGACTTATTTGATAGCACATGAAGATTAGCTCGGAGAAGGCCGACCCGCTCGTCAGTGATGAGCCAGAGGCCGCTCCTCTCGTTCATCATCCCGCCGACGATAGTCATGGTTTCGCTGGATGCGTTAGGCGACACGAAGACCGGAACGTACCTCGGGACCACCTTTGGGTTCAAGCATCAGATAGAAGGCTTCCTATCTCTCTTGGCAAGATACCTCTGGAGATCCACGACCCGCTTAAGTCGCCACACCTTCACGGCTCCCCAGCCGGTGTGTCCCATGCCCTTGCTGACGGCCGGACTCATATCCAGGATGCCACGCCACCTACCAGTGCATCCGCCATCCGGGCACAGATCGTCAGGCGGAAGATCTGTCTCGCGAATCTTGATGTACCAAGCGGCCTTCTTGGGAGAGATCATCACCTTGGAGCCGTCACTCGCGAAAACGCTTGCGCCGAACGGGCCGCGATCTCTGACCACACACCAGTTGCGCTGTCTGGTCTTCTGGTCTTCGACGATCAGGATGGTTCCACACGGGTACCATCGATGGGCGCAGGTATGTTCGGTCGCGTTGATCTTGTTGTGCGGGGCGCAGGCCGTGCCCCGCTGAGCGTAGATGTCGCCCGGCTCCCCATATCTGGTGGCAATGCCTTGCTCGTCTGTTGCTCCAGGAAGCCTGACGCTGGAGTCCAGGGCGACCACACTGGCATAGGAAACGGTATCTTCTGGAACTGGAGCCGGAACCGGGACTTCTGCGCCAGCCTTAGAGTATTGATACGTCCACAGAACGGGAGCGATTAGGAGAAAGATCTTCAGCACGAACATAAGTCCTCTTGTCATCTATGGACGTCTGAGCGTTCTTCTGTCTCCGAGAACCCACTCCAGGGCAGTCATAAGTCCCTTTTCAAATTCAGACGTTCCGTTTTCTTTGGAAAGACGCATGGCCTCGTACCGAACCTCCGCCGTTGAGGGTCGAGTCACTCTGCCATTAGACTCTCTAGCCATTTGGCGCGCTTCCAGATCGGTGGGTGCCTCAGACCGCCCTTCTACATCATTTTGAATAGAATTGTCGGCCGTCTTTGTAAGCACTGCAGTCTTTTCAGACTTCTTATTGATAGTAGGCATTTACATCTCCGAGGATTCTATTCGTCTTCATATCCGCGCCGCTCCCTCATCACCTTCTTGACCAAGTCGCAGTAGTCGAAGAACTTGCACTCGTGACACGAATTGACGCCCTTTATCTCCCGGCATTTCGTGACCTGGAGCTGCCTTACTCTTCTCTCGAAGATATCGGTTCCGGCCTCGTACCCCTCAAGAACAGCCAGCCTCTTGAGCCCACCGATGACCGTGTTGTCCTCGTCGTCATCTGGCGGCATTTTTGGCACTCAGCTCTGCAAATACATCGTCTGGCGACTCAAGGGAACGCACAAAACATCCAAGGTGCATCACTCCCCAGACCGACTCAGCCTTGAATTTTTCTATCTTGGTCCTCGGTCGTCCGGGTTTCCTCTTTCCGTCAACGACCTGGCTCTGCAGAAACTTGCCGACGCGAACCTCAACGGCGCGGTCCCCCGGATAGCGAGACGACCTATACTTGCCTATTGGGCGTCCGCATCCGGCGCAGACGATATCTTCTGGAGCAATCTTAGGCACTCCCAGACCCTTCCGTGAGCAACGCCGCCACGCCGTTAGCGTAGATCGTGTGCATTTGCTCGACATGATCATGTGTAGCATCGGCGCCGACTTCGTGGGCTACCTCCTCTACCATCGTCTTCAGGGCCTCCTCGAAGGACCCCAAGGTGTTGCGGCTGATGTAGATCTTATTGTCTTTGCGCATGCCCATCACCGACGGGCTGTTGAACTCGACGATCGTGATGTCCTTGGCTAACTCCATGCCGGAGCGCTTGACAGCCTTAGATACGAATTCCATCGCCATCAAGAAGTTCTTCGTCTCCTTAGGGTCTAGGCTGACGGTCGTATGTTCCTGCTTGATCTCCTCGCCAAGCTCACGCTTGACCTGCTCGATCGTCCCGACCTCGCGCTCTAAGATGGCCCGCAGCGGCTCTGCGTCGACAACGGCGGCGTGGCGACCGTAGAATTCGATCTCGCGCGCCTCGCTGGCGGTACGGACGGGAATGGCCTTCTCGCCGAACTTATCCTTGAAGCGGTCCGCAACCTGCTTCCGGGTGTTCATGCCAACGCACCAGTCGTAGCGGAAGTGCTCCACGTCGGGCGCGTCGTCGGCCAACATGGCGTCGACCTTCTCGCAGTACTCGCGCGTGGAGCGCATGTAGAGCGCCTCCCAAATCTTCGCCGATAGCGTATGAGCTTCCCAGTGCTCCATCAGGCGCCGGTCGCGATCGAGCTTGGCGTCATTAGGGCGGAAGTTGTATCCGTGGCGGAATTTGTTAATGCGACACACCTCGATGCCGTCGACGAAGATATGGCCAACCCCGTCCAGAATCACAGAGCCCACCGGAGACTCGATGACCGTCTGGCCATCCGCGTCGATGAAGAGGAACTTGCGCTTGATCGAATCCCACTCCCCCTGGTCGACCCCAGTGATGTCGACGACGATTTCGTTGATGTTCTTGCGACCCTTGTCGATGTCGAACACCAGAATGCGAGCGTCGAACTGCTTCGAATGCTCGATGGCGGGAATCCAAACCTCTTCGCCGGTCCGAATCTTGACGCCCTTGCCGAGACGGCAGAGAACCAGTGAGCCAATCTTGTAGCCCTCGCCCTGCTGGCCCAGCATATCGTTGCGTCCACGCTTCGACGTCTCACCAAGGAGCAGCGTCTTGTGCTCTAGCGTCGCGCCAATCGTCTTGACGCGAATCGTGTTGGCATCGGCCAGATAGACCGCGTCGAATGTGCAGCCGACTCTGGTGGCATCCTGGCCGTTCTGCATGAACTCACGAACGCCCTCGAACAGGCCCCAGGTCGGGCAGTAATCTTCTTTGATGGTCAGCGGAATCTTCAAGCGGCCTCCGGTATATAGGTCAACCCATTGATTGTCAAAGTAAAGGGGATGGCACACCTGTGCCATCCCCTGGGTTGCTGGTCGCGATCGGCGTTTCTATGGATTGTCCTCATGCGTATTCTCGATGAAAGCGACCGCAGCCGCGCGTAAGGCCTTCCTGGCCCCGTCACGGAACCTATCCCGCATCACCGGAATCGCATCTTCCCAGGACCTCCCAGGGAACTGCCATGTCATCCAGGCTTTCGCGGCGGCCTCTACCTGTCTGTCCGTGGGTTCCGGAATGCCCATAGTTGGGTCACGCAACATGACGATACTGATGCCTGGAGGACGGCCAATTGTCCAGGCTCCTTAACTACGTACAGCTACTCGTCATCCGCCCCAGACGGAGAGGTGCCAGACTCCTTCTCGCTGTTATGGGCCTCGTCCAGAAGACGGTTGATCAGCTCGTTGCGAGCAGTCAGGTCCATTCCACGGGGGAAGAGCATGACGTCTTCGAGTTCCTCTTCACCCTCGCGTACGACATCGCCGATGGTAATCGTGTAAACCTTCTTCATGTTGTACGGGATAGCCGACAGCTCACCGTGCTCCATGCAGTGGAACGACTCGACGCCCTCGGCATTCGCATGACAGAGAGTAGAGTGCTCAGGGCCTTCCTTCTCGACGCAGAGCACGCAGCCGACCTTCTCCTTGCGCCACAGCTTGCCCTCCCAGAGGTGGACGGCATTGGAATCTAGCTTCCAGTTCTTCGACGGGATTCCGTCTAGCTCGATGATCTTGGTTGGTCCGGTCATTTTGAGAACTGCGTTAGCCATGACCTAAGACTAATAGGCCATGGATGCATTGTCAAGGTATGCGCCTGCCGACGGACTGATTTAGTCCGAACCGCTAAACGGTGCTCCGTTCAGCTCAGCCTTGAGGCAGTCGCTGACTTTGAATTTGATAACGCACCGATCGGATATAGTTAACTCCGCCCCGGTCTGTGGATTTCTCCCCTTCCGTGCCTTCTTTTCGCTGGTCGAGAACTTCCCGAACCCGGAAATCTTGACCTCCTCCTTCTTTACTAGGGAATCCTTGATGCCGAGGATGATGCTCTCGACGATATCGTTGGCCTTCTTGGTCGATGCCGAAGGAATAACCTCGCCAATCCTGTCGGCGAGCACGGCCTTCGTTACGCTGTCGGTTTTTTCTTCTTCCATTGAAATTCTCCTTATCCGTTAACTGCTTCGCGCAGTTCTTTGCCGACCTTGAAGAACGGCAGCTTCTTGGGTGCAACGTTGACCGTTTCTCCGGTACGTGGATTCCTGCCCATGTACCCATCGTACTCCCTGACCGAGAACGATCCGAACCCGCGAAGTTCAACACGCCGATTCTCTTTCAGAGCAGACGTCATCGTGTCGAAGAAGGCGTTCACCGCTTCTTCTGCCTCCGGGTATGAAATCTCAGTCTTCACGGAAACCCATCGTATCAAGTCAGATTTAGTCATCGCTGTCCTCTCATCAGATAAAGCTCATTTGGCCATTATTCACGAAGCTCAATACATTATCAGGGAGTGCCTTGACCGCCCTGGCGCCATCCCTGGCGACCGATCCGGACCGGTGTACATCCTTAAATTTTACGTTCTCGATCGCCAACTCACCGCTGACCTCTACGATCTCACCGTCGAGAACATATATTGTACATGGTGACGCCGGCTTCTCTCCTGAGACAAAACCAAGCCCCGCTGCCGAAACGTAATGCGTAAGCCGCGCCCCGTCCATGAACGAGCTTAGGAGGCCAAGCGTCATCGCACGATGGACGACAACTGCATCAACCTCGACGCATCGCTCGTGCTCAACGGTCGACAACCCCGACTTCGGGTGGTCCTCATTTACCAAAACGACAGTCTTCGAGACCTTCATTTTCTGAGCGACCCTGATCAAAGCGTCGACGATCTTCTCATCGAGAGTAAACGATGACTCCTTGGCGAGCTTCCGATGACACGCTGGGCACTCGCGGAGATGCCTGCGAGCTTCGCGATCCATAGATACAACGCGGACAGACGGGCGCTTCGAAAGCGCCTCCACAATGCCGTCGTATTTGTCGACATCAACATCAAGTATCAGGGTGCGGCTGGACATCAGTTCCGCGCACTACGCCGGCTGGGGGGCTCGTCGTCATCATCCTGGATGACCGGAGATGGCTTCGGCGTGGCAGACTGCTCGGCTCCCGTCAGGATTTTCCTAAGTTCTATCGTGCCCGGAATGTTTGATACGCCGGTTAAGATCAGCATCAGGAGGACGAAGATCATCCCAGCGCCGACGTACCGAGTCCACACGGGACCCTCTCCGGATAGGCCGATCGTCGAAACGACCAACAGCCCAGCCATGGCCAGTGTCAGGAGCGCCTTCATTGCGCCCAACCTATCTAGGCAAGATCCAATTGTCTACAGACATTGTCGAAAACAAAAAAGGCCAGCAAGCCTATCTCAAGGCTTACTGGCCGGATCGCGCCGATCGGATGTCTATCCAGCCCGGAGGGCCAGCGACTTCATCTGAACGGTGAACGCCGGGAATGGCATGTTGGCGATGTACTGGCCGATCTTCGCGCAGCGCTCGCAGGACAAGATGTGGTCCTCGTCGAACCTGCTCATCTTGTTCTGGTCAGCGATGACGATGATGGCGGCGTCCTCGACGCAGAATGGCGTCCTTGGCAGGCTGGAAAGCGCGCGGATGTTCTTGATCTCCTCCGCACAGCCGCAGCCCTCCTTGATGCACTTCTCCACCCAGAAGACCTCGTCTTCCGAAGCGACTCGAAGGGCAACCTTCGCGATGAGAACTCTTGTGTACTTCATGGGGCCTCCCTCTTGGGATGACCTTGATTATGCGTACAATGCAGAGTAAAGCAAGTGTTGTCAGTAATGTAACGGTCCGTTCACCTATTAACGACGTGTAAGACACCGCTCTCTACGGATCAGTGCCGAATTAGAATTCAGACACTTACAGCTGGACATCACCTCAGCCTTGACTATTTGCAGATTTTTGCGTAGAGTCTTGTCTGCGGAATAGAGCAGCCTGGTAGCTCGCAAGGCTCATAACCTTGAGGTCGTAGGTTCAAATCCTTCTTCCGCTACTAATCGAAGCGACAGTCAGAAACATCCAAGCAAAACGAACGGTCATGTCTTCTTCATCCACCAAAACAACGCAAACCTGCCTCGGTACGAGCAATCGCTCGTGGCGTCGTGGGTTTATTGCGTTGTGCGTGGAGACCGTCGGCAGCCTGGAAACCACCCCGCGCAGCTATCACCTCCAGGCCAAGGCGAATGATCCCAGGGGGCTTCTGACATAGGTAGACCGAAATACCTAGACCAGAAGCCTCCAAGGAAAAACCCTTGGAGGCTTTCTTCGTTTCTGGGAGTGCGGCAACTGGCGACGCAAGCTGGCTGTAAACCAGTCGTGTGATGAGCACTTGGAGATTCGACTTCTCCCACTCCCACTGAAAGTTTTTGCAAAGGACGAAATGACCCGAATCGCTCAAAAACAGACGCTACTTCCTCCATTTTGGGGTTGTAGCTCAATGGCAGAGCATCCGGTTTTTACCCGGTCGACCAGAGTTCGATTCTCTGCAGCCCTACGGATACATCAGTGATTTCATTCGGGATTCGTCCAATTGGCAGGACACCAGATTCTGAATCTGTGAACGGAGGTTCGACCCCTCCATCCCGAACCAAGCCAAGGCTAAGCGCGACCGGGCATAACTTCCTCTGGAACCCCGGACAACCTTAACCGAAGCCTATGCGACCGACTCCTGATAACCGAATAGTTTTTATAGACGCGGGGGCACGCCATGCCCCCATTTGCCTCGACAGCTTGCGTGGTGCAAGCGCGGGATTGAAGATCCTGAGATAGTCGTTCGACTCGACTTCGAGGCACCCGTTCGTTTGCCGCGATAGGCATGGCTCATCAGCATGAGAAGTACCTGATGAATTTATGGGACCTATTCGTCCTCAATCATCTTGTCCGGTAACGGACCGAAGATGACGGTTATCGTCCCGCCAAGCCTCCATAGCTCAATGGATAGAGCACTCGGTTCTTACCCGATTTGTTGAAGGTTCGAGTCCTTCTGGGGGCACTGCAAGTTTCTTCGATTTGTGGCATAACAGGCCAATGTTCAAGGCGATCATCGTCGAATGCCGGTCACTGTGCGAGGCCGCGACGAAGGAACAAAAGAGAGCTGGACTGGAAGCGTCTTGGAAGCGCGAGAAGGCCAGCAGCACCCCAGAGCGCCTTGCCAAGGTCGGGGACAATCCAGACATAACGACGAAGCGACGGCTGACTCGACCCATGCCCGATATCACAGATATGAGGGCAAGCCTCAAGAAGAGGATCGACAAAGATCCCCAGGGTACCCATGACAGAGAGGGCTACAAGTACCCAGCAGAGCAGAACAGGATCCACAAGTTGCCGTACGCGCAGAAGCGGTTGAGTGACTTTGAGCCACCGAGCAAGCTCCCTGCGGCAACTGCGCTTTCCAAGAAGAAGCCAGGCCTGATGTCTCGGCTGGCCAGCGTCTTCAAGAAGTAACCAAAGCTTAGGGTCTGCGCTTCATAAAACCTCGGTGGCAGCACCGAAGCCTTCAACGGTTTCCCGCAAGGGTTGAGGCGGCATGGAAGACTAACTGCGGATGGCCGCAGCGCCCGTTCGAAGCGGGATGGGACCGAAAGGTCTGGGGATCGAGACCTCAGTCTTCCGCGATTTGGTCTTGCTGCACATTGTGTCGACGTGCGATGGCAGATTGGAAAAAAGAGCGCAGAAAACAACTTGGTTCATGATGCGATAGGTATCGCAGCCTGTCTGTCTAACAGGTGAAAGGGGATCGTTACCCCTATGAACCGCTCTGGGCGTCTAGTACAACGGGAATACATTCGGCTGGCAGCCGAATGATCAGGGTTCAACTCCCTGGATGTCCACAAACGGGGAAGCCATCGGGATGGAACACTGCCTTGCACGCAGAGCCTCGTGGGTTCAACTCCCATCTTCTCCACAAACGGGTCCATCGTATAACGGGCGTATATTCGGATCGCACCCGAAAGATCGGAGTTCAAATCTCCGTGGATCCACAAATGGAAAGCAAAACGGCTAGGGCGCGAGTCCCGTTAAGACCGCCTTGGGCTGGCCTGAAGGCAGGAGCACTCCCTTGCAAGGAGAGCCATTGGGGAGCGTTACCCCTCCGGTCCACGAACTGATCCGCCAATCCCGTTCCTAGGCATTCTAGAACGCCTAAGCAGGGCACCACTCATCCAACTCTGAATTGGACGTGGGAGGATCAAACACGGAAAGTGGTCTAGCTGTGGAGCTAGCGCGGTTTGCTAAACCGATGGAACCCTAACGGGTTTGAGGTTCGACCCCTCCTCTTTCCGCCCAGATGCGCGATTGATCTGACTGTGCGATCATTCGCCCATGGCGCTGGTAACCATCACGAATCTCACGGGCAATGTGGTCCTCCTCCAGGAGCTATACCGCAACGTGAAACCGTACGAGGCGTTCACGATTACCCGCGAAGAAGACCAGCTTCACGCCATGCCCGAATTCCAGAAGTATTGGAACGACGGCGTCATTCAAGTCTCGGTGGTCAAGGACGCCGCCGAGGACAACTTCATCACCACGTTCCTGCACTCGGTGGGTCCGGCTGCGCTAACTCCTAATCCGCCGCTCAATGTCACGAAGTCAGCGGCAGCCGTCGGGGTGGAGAGCCTAGCTGCCAGGGGAGACCACAAACACGATGTCTCAACCGCCGGGGCTGTTGAGATTACCGATTCAACAAACGCCGAAGGAACCGCAACCAGCCTATCCAGGTCTGATCACCAGCACGCCCACGGCAATCGAGCCGGCGGAACCCTTCACTCCGTGGCGACCACTTCTGTGGCTGGGTTCATGTCCGCTGCGGACAAGACGATCATCAGCGGTTTGCCGACTGTCGTTGCCAACGCCGAGGCAACCAGAACCTATCACGAGTCCATCGTTCGCGCCGAATCCGGGGCAAATGCACCAGGCCAACAACCAGACCTAGAGGTCATCAGCGACACGATCGTTGCCGAATTTACGCTCAACACCGACTCCGCCTATCGGCTGTTCAAGATCCCCGCCTACTACGTCACCGGAGCCGCCTTCCACGCTCACTGGACCAAGGAATCCGGGATCGCAGGGAACGGCAATGAATTAGGCAACTCGGTCCGATGGAGGGTTAGCTATAAGGTCTGGGCCGGCGAGGGCACGGACATCAATGTGGCGCCTACCGTTGTTGATCTGGATGACACCTACACCGATGGCGGCTCAACCACGAGAATCACGCAGCGAACCGCCAATGTGGCTGCCCCTGGTTTCATTGCAAATTACTACCTAAGCCTCAAGGTGGAAGCTGTTACCCCGGCGGGAACGGCGCTAACCTGCGAACCGGCGCTGATCAGCATCGATCTGACCTTCACCGAATACATCAATCAGTAACCGCGCAAGCGCTTGCGCCGCTCCTCCCGGCGGGAACTGGAGCCAATAGGAAGAGGAAATGCTTCTGATCGGGGCGCTGGATGCGGGTTCGACTCCCAAGGGCGGCATTTTTCTGGGTGTGGTGAAGCGGTATCACGCGCCGTTCGGGACGGCGAAAACGCAGGTTCGATCCCTGTCACCCAGACCATCCGTGAAGACGGAGCGAGATAAAATCTCGTAAATTGCGGACGAGGTGGCTTGGTGCCACGCCAGCTTGCCAAGCTGGTTCAGGCGGGATCGTTCCCCGTCGTCCGCTCGACGGCTTGTCAATTAAGCCATTATGGTGTTCATAGTGTAGCGGCTCTGCACGTCTGTTTGTGGAACAGGAAGTTCGGGTTCGACCCCCGATGGACACCCAAGAAAATGCACATCTGTCCTCTGGAAATTCTCGCTGCGCTCTCGGCAATCACTGGAGTTCGATTTGCCTGGGCGTGGTTGAAGTGCAAGCTTGTTACTGTACGCGGATGAGGCCGACTGGTGAGGCAGGTGCCTTCCAAGCATCTACAGGCTGGGTTCGATTCCCGCCATCCGCTCCGATATTGCCCACGTAGCATAGTGGCGACTGCACCTCTTTCGTAAAGAGGGGATCGCGAGTTCGAGTCTCGCCGTGGGCTCTAGGTCTCGGACGACGGCTCATTGATCGAAGGGATCTCCTTCATCTTCTCCCTTGAGAGCGTCCAGGCGCGCTGGACCACCCAAGAGAGCGAGCGGTCCAGGCGGGTGGCTTCGGCCTGGACCTCCGCCAGCATGTCTTCTGGGAAGTAGAGGCTCTGCTTTCTCTTGTCGTTCATGGCAGTAACATACACAATTATTCGGGAATGGTGTAATCGGCAACATCCTCGGCTTTGACCCGAGAGAGTCCAGGTTCGACCCCTGGTTCCCGAACCAAGCCGCCTCCAAAGCATTACGGCGATGCACCGAGCCTGTACCTCGGAGATCTCGGTTCGATCCCGGGTGGAGGCTCCAAGCGAACTACTAGGCTGGAACAATGCCCGGGAGTGATCGAAAGGTCCGGTTCGCCCTATTCCAGGAAAGGCCATTTGGTGAGCCGCGTAGCTGTTAACTACGTGCTGGCAGGTTCGAACCCTGCTCCTGGAGCGACTTTGCACTCGTAGCGATTTGGTAATGCGCCGGTCTGTTAAACCGAAAGAATTGGGTTCGATCCCCAACGAGTGCGCGACTTCGTGTCGACCTGGGCCGGTAACGTCGACTACATGGGTTCAATTCCCGTGATCGCCACGAGTCACTTTTTCGAGTGAGCCGAATGAGTCAGGGTTATCAAATTGGTTGAAACGCCCCTGATTCGACAAAATTGTTCACTCATTTGACCCTATCCTCCAACTGGCCAGGAGAGCCGATTCTCAGTCGGTCAATCGGGGCTCGAATCCCCGTAGGGTCGCCAGGTGAGCCGGAGACTGTGGGTTATCACTTGTAATGAACCTCCCACCGTCAACAAATTGTTCACCATCTTTTTCTGCGAGCCGTTCGAACCTTGGTTATCACATTTAATGATCGCTCCAAGGTTCATCTTCTTGTTCGCGGATTTTTGCACGCATAGCCAAGTGGTAAGGCACTGGTCTGCAAAACCAGGAGCGACGGGTTCAACTCCCTCTGCGTGCTCCATTGACAATTGCCTCTTGGCCCTATAGTACAGTGGTAAGTATCCTGGTCTTTCACACCAGAGACGCAGGGTTCAATTCCCTCTAGGGCCACCATGACCATCCAGACTCCCATCGGAGAGATAGAGGCCTAACGATTTAGGTGAGCCGGAGTTCAAGGGTTATCACCATAACAATTCCCCTTGGACAACCATTTGTTCACCGTTTTTTTTAGCGAGCCGAAGTGGTTGGGTTACCATCAAAAACATACCCAGTCACAACTCCTTGTTCGCTATTTTTTTAGATGAGCCGGAGCTATTGGGTTACCTTGAAAATGTAACACCCAGAAGCAACCACTTGTTCATCTGCTTTTTGCACGAGTAGTTCAGCGGAAGAATACTGCGTTGACATCGCAGAGATCGTCGGTTCGATCCCGACCTCGTGTACTTTTGCCCCTGTGGCCAAGTGGTTAAGGCGCTTGATCAAGCATGCAGCTCATTAGTGCGGCACGAAGAGATCGATCGTCTCTTACGGCTGTACTGACCGGGCGAGTCGTACGGAGGTAGATCGCCTCCAAGTGGTCTGGATTGATCATCCAGATTGCTGCACACGATGCATGACGAATTGAGAGACGTCGGTTCAATCCCGACCAGGTGCAGGCAATTTCAGCCCACGTGGCGCAACGATAGCGCACTCCGTTGGTATCGGAGAGGTTGCGGGTTTGATTCCCGCCGTGGGCTCCAATAGAACGCACTCAGGCTGCTCGTCGATGTGGCTGAACGGAGGAGAAATTCCGAACAGCATCGAGCACTCCTCACGCGATAACGGCGCAAGCGCTTGCGCTGATCGGACCTAGGGTCCCGCGTACATTGAACATCCGGGGCGGCGGCCCCTCTTTTCTTCTCGGTTCTTTACCAGACGAGGGTAGATCCCGGAGCCAGCCTTAGTAGTTGGACGGGTCTGGTTGATGAAAGTCAGCGTCCGATAAGCACTTCGGCCGTGAAGAATCGAGACCTTTTCCTGACTCCATAGCTCAACGGATAGAGTACTCGGCTACGAACCGAGCGATCAAAGTTCAAATCTTTGTGGAGTCACCATGCATCCATCGTCCAGCAGATAGGATAAATCCCTCCGAAGGATTCGACCCAGGTGCAATTCCTGGTGGATGCACGAACGATATAGGGCGCCCGCTGGGCGGGGATTGGTCTCCAAATCCGATCTTGCAGAGTTCAATTCTCTGGCGCCCTGCCAAACCCTCCCTTAGCTCAATGGCAGAGCGGTTGGCATATAACCGACGGGTTGGGGGTTCGAATCCTCCAGGGAGGACTAGTACTCGCCCTCGTAATAACCGTGACGACGGGCGATGAGGCGATGCCCGCGAGCGAGGGTCTTGTACTTGTCGTGCTCGCCGCCATGATGACCGGCTTCTTTTTCTGCACCAGCGCCACTGTGATGGCTGCTCATTCGCTCATGGGCGTCTGCAACATGGCTGCACACCTTGGAGGCGAGCACGTGCGCGGGTCCGCACATCCGCTTCGTGCCATGAGCGTGAGCAGAAAGCTTCTCAGCGTAGCTGCCGAGTGTTGCGAGGTCGTGGGCATCGACGACTCCAGCGTCACCCTCTCCCTTGCCGTAGCCCTTCGTAAAATGGACGCTCAAGTGGGGCAACATCTTTCGCATCTGACGACGAGAAAGGTGAGCGGGATCCATGCTCAGCAACTTGCCGACCTTGTAGGCGGCGCGGTCCATTTTGCTCAGCCTGACTGATTTATAAGAGGCGCCCGGATCTTTGTTATCCGGCTCCGGCGTCTCCTCGTTCTCGAAAAGAGCGGCGCGGCACTCGTTGATCAGCGACCTAAGCATGCCCCATGAATACTACAGGTTGGGCAGATCTGACAACCGAGCCTTCTTGACAATGACGGGCCCTGCGGGTACTTGCAGCATGTAGCAACAACTGCGGGCCCTTAGCTCAACAGTAGAGCGTGCGACTCATAATCGCTTGGTCGTTGGGGCAGCACCAACAGGGCCCACGAATGCGCGAAATCTTTCAGATCTATGACGTGATTGCCCGGAAGATGGAACTCGTATAACGGCAGCGACCTGCGGGTCAGGACGACGGTTTCATAAGCCGTTCGATGCAAGGGCTCGAATCCCTCCGCTGCCACGATGGCTACTAGAGAACAGATCCAGTCCTACTTCGAGGAATGCCATGGCGAAGAGGAGTTCCTCCTCGCCGACGGATTTGAGAACGCCTTCATCGGCGTCGTCTACGGCAAGATGCGCGAACCGGTCGCTTGCTACGACCGCAAGAAATGCATCTCCATCCTGATCGCCAGGGACGGCATGACCGAAGAAGACGCCGAAGAGTTCTTCAGCTTCAACGTCGACGACGCCTGGATGGGCGAAAAGACTCCGATGTTTCTAGATACCTTTGAACCGATGGTGTAGTGGCAGCACAATCAAAAACCCGTTTTTCAATCAATTGCTCGCGCAAGCGAGCCGGCCGAGAAATGGTTACCCATGCAAGGGATAGACGCTGGTTCGATTCCGGCTCGGTTCACGATTCGTTATTGCGCGATAGTTTAGTGGCAAAACACCTAAACCCGTCTTTCGCCAAAATTGTTCGCTTCGGCGAGCCGATTGAGGGATGGTTACCGACTCATAATCGGGTGTCGCATGTTCGATTCATGCTCGCGCAACTAGTTTATGCTCCCTGGATCAGACACTGGCCAGTGGCCTGCTCGATCGGCGGGTTGAAGGGGAGCACCATATCAGTGTAAAGTGCGACATGCACTTCAGGAGCCTGATCGAAAGCGTTCGCAGCGCAATTGGCACCAAGTGGCACAGGCCAGATCTTGATGTCGAACACGACGAGATCAAGAGAACCGCCAAGGAGCTTGGCATTCATCATGACAAGCTGAGAAAGGCCGTCGAGGCAGGACGATTGGGGAAGCTTGGTGAAAAACACTGGGCGAACATGGACAACACCGACTCCCACGGGACGGATACGGTTCGAAAGGCGAACAAGAAGGCCAAGGAGTACGGCAGAGACATCGGATCTATACACAAGGCGCTGAAGTCAGGAACCAGCCTTCCGGCTCCGATCGTGCTCCACCGTAAAGGCGAGAAGCCTTATCTGATCGGCGGAAATACACGATTGATGGCAGCACGCGCGCACGGTCATCAGCCGCGCGTTCTCAAGGTCCATCTAAAATAATTCTCGGGGTGAAGTCGCGTTGGTGTGACACTTGGTTTGGGACCAAGACCCTAGGCAGGTTCGACTCCTGTCACCCCGACTGTTCTCCCCCGATGGCTCAATGGTTAGAGCGCACGCTTGATAAGCGTGACATGCAGATTCGATTTCTGCTCGGGGGACCTCACGGGTAAGTAGCTCAGTTGGTAGAGCACCGGTCAAAAACGCCGTCTTTCACCCCATGTTCGCGCAAGCGAGCCGAAGAAAAATGGTTACCAGGAACCGGGTGTCGCGAAGTTCGACTCTTCGCCTTATCCACTATTCTTGACAATGCTGATGACGTCACTTAAGGTGCCTTCAGCTCGGTCGTGTGCCACAAGGCTGTTTGGTGGTAGCTGTCCGTGGGCCGAGTCTAAACAAGTCATCCACAACCACCGTTTCATCGAAAGCCAAGGAATCACCAATGCGTCTCTCTATTGAAAATACAAGTAACTGCACAAGGTTATCTGTAAATTCAACAGGAGATCCACGTGAGCACCAAGGATATTTCTCGCTCTGCCCTTGAAGGGGGCAGAAACACCGGCAACAAGTGGGAGCGCAACGAATCCCACCGGCACGAGCGCAGCCGCGCGAGGGTCTGGCTGGACACCGTTCGCTTCGATGACGAGGCCGCCGATGATTCGGCTCCGGCCCCGCGCAACCCTGTCAGCAAGGGTTTCACCGACAAGCTCAACCCCTGCTACCGCTGGCTCGCCAGCCACTGCGGTCAGCCCTGGGACAACGTCTTCAGCAAGCTCGCCAGCACGTTCGACACGCGCAAGCTGAGCGCCTGGCACATCGTCAAACAGCATATGTTGACCGACGTCCAGGGGGCTGGCACCGCGCGAGATGGCTTCGCTGGCATCTTCGGCGGCTACCACCGCTTCTACATCGACGGCGATGGCCTCCTCCGGGACAACGGCAAGCGCGCCTGGCGGAACCGCAAGGTCGAGCACAAGGGCCCCTCGAAGGAGTCTGTCTTCGCCTACGCCAAGGGCCGCAAGGTGTTTGACCACCACAGTGGCTTCAGGCAGTGGGCGCTTCCCGGTCCTGGCGAGTGGCAGTCCTGCAAGGCCATCAAGGGTCGCTGCTCGATTCCCGGTCACCTGCACCGCAAGGTGGAGACGACGTCCGCCGCTCTGGTCGAGAAGTACAAGCTGTCCGGGTTCCGCACCCTGGGGGAGGGCGACTGGTGGCGCGCTTTCGCTACCGAGCACTTCGTCTCCCAGTCCTGGCGGGCCCACAAGAAGTTCACCAAAGTGGAACTCAAGTGGTGGGAGTCGATTAGCTATGATATCCGTGGCTTGCTTTACGTTCCGCGCTGAAAATTAGACAATCAGGCGGAAGCCTGAGAATCTGCTCCCATAGCACAATGGTAGTGCGACGGTTTTACATGCCGTTGACGATGGTTCGATTCCTTCTGGGAGCACCGAGATGACGATTCAAGAGAAGGTTAAGACAATGCACTTCCGTATGGCGGAGATGCGAGACAGCGCTAAGAGCGAGCGCAAGGCACGTTGCTTCGCACTCCTGCATGATGCTGTCGTTCACACAGGGCATCGCATTGATAACCTGAACAACGATTCGCTCATCGGATTCATCGAATTGGCCGCCCGTACGGTCTCAGAGCCGGACATGAACGACCGGATGCTTCGTGATAAGCTCGTCGCCATGGGCTTCAACACGGCCCCAGTCAATTGAGGCGAATGGCCAAGAGTAAGATCATGACTGAAGTTCCTCGCAGTGTGCTTGAGGCAACCGCTCAAGTTCTTGGGCCGACGTCAGCTGCCGCTCGCGCCTTGGCTGATGCCGATGCCCACGATGGCGAGACGAAGTTCTTTCGTCATGGCGCACAGATTATGGTCAAGATGATCGCCTTACCCGTGGGCCGCTGGAACTAGCAGACGCCCGCGTAGCTCAATTTGGTAGAAGCATCCCGCTTAAGACGGGTTCAGTGCCGGTTCGAGTCCGGTCGTGGGTACGATTTTTGTCGACGTGGCGTAATTTGGTAGCCGCGCTGCGCTTAGGACGCAGTCCCGCAAGGGGTAGGAGTTCAAATCTCCTCGTCGACACTAGACTGATTTTGTTGGGGTTTGACTTCGCAGATCTGATGGCATAGTTTCAGTTCATGTTTCGTGAACTTATCGAAGCCATCCGACTCGAAGGCGCTGCACGTGGAGCCATTGATAAGTGGAGCAAGCCGGGCGAAGGCGTGAAGCTCGCTAAGAAAAGCGTGACCCGATACCTGCGCCAGAAGACGAAATTAGAACTCAAGAAGAAGGCTCCCGACGAGGTCAACATTCCTCGTCGCGGAACCAGCGGGTACGAGTCTTAAGTCATCGTGGTGGAATTGGTAGGCACGCCAGCTTGAGGTGCTGGTGCCGCAAGGCGTGGGGGTTCGACTCCCCCCGATGACACCATGAAAGAGAAATCAATCGTCGATACGATTGCAGAGATGGCCGCTGAACTGCCGAAGAGAGATCTTCGTGCTCTTGAGCGGAAGGATATCGCCATGATGAAGGCGCTGGAACAGCAAGCCATCGCAAGGGTTAAGGCAGAATGTCATCCAGACGTCTCCTGCCCGAACTGCAACATCCCACTGATCCCAGAGCACGCGCACGCAAAGTGCCCGAAGTGTCACTACAGAGATTCTTGCTGCTTCTAATGAAGGAACACCGTCGAGTAATCGTCGAGTCGCCCTATGCCGGCGACATCGCAACCAACCTCCGATACCTGCGGGCATGCCTGCGCGACTGCCTGCTGCGAGGTGAGGCACCGTTCGCCAGCCACGGCCTGTACACGCAGGAGGGTGTGCTGGACGACCAGATTCCAGAAGAGCGAGTTCACGGCATCGAAGCTGGGTTCGCATGGCGCTCAGCGGCCGAGGCAACCGTGGTCTATATCGACCTTGGAATTAGCAACGGCATGACCTACGGTATTTCTCATGCAAATAAGAACGGTCAACCGGTGGAATATCGAACAATAGAGGGCTGGGCGTAGACATGGGCTGGGCTCAGGAATACATCAGCAAGCTTGTGGCGGGGACGATGGTTCGCTTCCGACCTCGCGGCAACAGCATGACGGGCAAGGTAAACAACGGCGACCTCGTCACAGTCGTTCCGGTTGACGCCGCCACCGAGCTAACAACCGGAGACATTGTTCTCTGCCGAGTCAGCGGTCGTGAATACCTCCATCTCATCAAGGCCGTTGGCGCCGATGGTCGCTTCCAGATTGGGAACAATCGCGGCGGCATCAACGGGTGGACGAGCAGGAGCAGCGTCTTCGGGCGTTGCATCAAAATTGAGAAGTAGGGTTGACAGCTCGCGCAGGCAGACCTAAGGTTGATTCCACGATGACTTCCCGAGCTTGACACTTCGAGTGCGCCGCAGGCCGCGTGGTTGCCTGTAAGTCCAGAGGACGCTCCGGTTCTTGCCGTCGAGCATGTCCTCTACCACTACTGCATCGGTCGCCTCGATGTTCCCATCGGTGACCTCTGCGCCCAGCTGATTCACGCAGCCGGGGAGAGCAGTCCGGGTAATCTTCCGCCGGAAACCCGTGCGGTTGCGCTTGGTGCTCGTAGCGAATTCGAGCTGTTGAAGCTCGAACAGAAGCTCAAGAAGAAGAACATTCCACATGTGGCCATCCGAGAACCGGATGAGCCGTTTTGTGGCCAGCTTATGGCTATCGGCATCGCTCCGTGCGACCGATCTCTAGTCAAGAAGGAGGTGAGTAATTTCCCCCTCCTGAAATGACATATGGATCGGTAGCTCAACGTAGAGCGCCAGGATCTGATGCAAGTCAGAGCTTGGAGATGGTGGTGCAAGTCCATCCCGATCCGCGTACGCGGAGGTAACTCAGAGAGCCCTTTTTATCGGGGGCCAGGAAGAGTACCGAGGGTAACCTTGGGAGTCGGTGGTTCGAGTCCATCCCTCCGCACTACGCCGGATAGCATAAATCGATAAATGCGCCCTACCCGCCCTCGTGGTGGCCATGGGAGATGCTGTGGTTTGATTCCCAGTTCCGGCACCAACCTAAGTTACGATGGGACCCATGAAGTGTAACTGCGGAGCTGATCGCATGCCTCGAAAAGATCGACCAGGACAGCACTATGCTTACTGCAAGGCCTGCGACAGCAAGCACCGCAAGGAAAGCCCGGGATACCTGACCGTTCTGTCTAAAAATCGCAGCAGAGGCAAGGCAATGCGAGCCAGCAACGACAAGGTGGATCAGGTAATCATGCTGGACACGGAAACGCTTTAACAAGTCCTTATTCCGGCACCAATTTTGACAATCAAATCACGTAATGAGAAGATTGATTCATGATTGCGTAGCTCAACGGCAGAGCATCCAGGCTTAAGCAACCGGAGGACGCGGGTTCGACTCCCGTCGCATTCGCTCACGTAGCCCAACTGGTAGGAGGCACCGATTTCAAAAATCGGACAGTGCGGGTCCGAATCCCGCCGTGAGCACAAAAACCACTGTCAGAAAGCGTACCCCGCCGACGTCTCTGAGTTATGAACTGGCGGGAAACTAATCGAAAGGAGGTAGACCGTGTCGACTGAAACTCTACGAACTCTTGTGCTCTCTCAGGGATATGAGCCGATAAAGGTCATCTCCTGGCAGAGAGCTATCGCCTTGCTTTCCCTGGGCAAGATTGAAGTGATCGAGGAATACGATCACAACATTCGCTCCGTCAGCCTTGTCATCAAGGTGCCTGCGGTCGTTCGTCTTCTGACGGCGTTTCGCCGGCACAAGAACAAGGTCAAGTTCTCCCGCGTCAACATCTTCGCGCGCGATAAGTACTCCTGCCAGTACTGCGGCATGAAGGGCAAGCTATCTGAGCTGACCTACGACCACGTTCTACCGAGAGCGCAGGGCGGCAAGACCGAGTGGAAGAACATCGCTACGGCGTGCTACGCCTGCAACGAAAAGAAGCGGGACCGTACGCCGGAGCAGGCGAAGATGCGCCTCCGCTCGAAGCCTGACCAGCCCACCTGGGTGCCCGTCATGGTCGTGCAGGTCAACCAGACGTCAGCTCCTGACGCCTGGCGCGATTATGTGTACTGGACAGGCGAGCTAGAGGACGAGTGAAGCGCGCGGCCACGCTTAGTATGGCCGCACATTTTGGAAGATGACGTCGCTATGGAGCGGCCACCCGTTTGAAGCGGGAAGGTGCCTACGGGCATGGGGATCGAGACCTCCTTCTTCCGCGAAACATTGACAATTGCAGGCTCTGGCAGCAACGATATTTCATGTCGTGCTCCATCAAGCTCAGCGCCAAGCCGCTGCACATCAGCGAAGTAGACTGGGTAAACCAAAAGGTTGCCGAAGCGTGCGGGGTTCCTCTGAAGTTCCTGTACCCATCGAGCGACGGCATTCATCCCAGCATCCAGGCCCACCAGATGGATCTGGAAGAGTTCACGAAGGTCCAGCGCGAAAACGACACCATGTCCGTCACCCACAAGGTCGCCTGTGGAACATGTCATCAGGACGTGGAACGGACGCCGGGCCGGCGAATCAAGTCCATTTCGCAAACGCTGGCCATGTCCGAAGCCTGGTCACGAGAGCTTCGCGCCAAGGTCAAAGAGTCAGAGCGTCAACGCGAGGCCAAGAAGCCTCAGATCTGCGTTGAGATTGACGACTACTGGGACTAATCGTTAGCCAGGGTATACTTAAGGCATGCAGATTCCACTGTGCCCCCACGCAAGGCCAGCTTGGCACTTCTGTCCCAGTTGCCCTCAGGAGAACATTCAGCAACCACTGCAGATTGAAGCGCCCTTCTACGAAGAAGAGCGCCCGATGCAGCAGGATGAACCCGCGAAGTCCACGGTCATAGTTATAGAATTCTAACTATGCTAGGCTCGTCCCACAGTGTCGGCAATAGTAGAAATCCGAAGTGGTGAGGGCGGAGATCACTCGAAGCGCCTCGTTCAAGACCAGTTCTCCATTTACGCAAAGATGGGGAGCCGGAGGTGTCTTTAGCGTCGAACTTCTGACCGAGCGCCCTGGACTCATCGTCTTCAGGGCATCTGGCAAGGGCGCCGATATAGCGTTTGCCAACGAATCGGGTGGACACCGCTGGCAGGAGAAATCCGGTGGAAGAATGCAGACTTCCACGATTACGGTAGCTGTTCTCCCTGAGCCGACGGCCACGCAGGTCATCGTTCGAGACGACGATCTGGAGTGGAACTTCTGCCGTGGATCTGGCGCCGGAGGGCAGCACCGCAACGTCACCAACAGTGCCGTGCAACTGACTCATGTCCCCACCGGAATCTCTGTACGCTGTGAATCTGAGCGCTCTCAGCACAGCAACAAAGAAACCGCCCTGGAGATCTTGCGAGCAAGAATATGGGATGCTGCAAACGAGCAAAGGTCGTTAGCCCTGTCGTCGTCACGCAGAGAGCAAGTGGGGTCGGGAATGCGGGCAGACAAGCGCCGAACGATCCGATCCCAGGATGGAGTCGTGACCGATCACGTCCTGAACAAGCAGTGGCAGCTAAAAAAATATCTCCGAGGTGACTGGGATTGATCTGTACGCAATGCGGATACGAGCACGTCGATGTTCACCGGACCGGTGAAGCGATGATCACCTACTGCCAGCAATGTGGTCACACGACGGAAGTGAAAAGAGACCCGCCCAGAAAGAAATGGGCGCATATCCGCCATCTCCCCGCCGGTAAGCCGATCAAGGGCGGGGCCATCACCAAGCTCATCCCGCTTCCAGATAAGAAACGTCGTCATGGTAGATGAACAGGCTGTGGAGCCTGGCCCGCTTGGAAGGCGGTGAGAGCCCGCAAGGGCTTGCGGTTCGACTCCGCCGTCTACCGCGCAAGCGCTTGCGCCCATCTAGACAATGTCAGACCCGTCTGAGATTGTCGTGGGCGATGGATGCGCCAAAAGATGAGAGAACCCTTGAGGAGGCGAAGCAATGGCTTCGCGAGCGATTCGAGCAGGGCGCCGAGTGCCCATGCTGCAAGCAGTACGTGAAGCTCTACAAGCGCAAGCTGAACAGCTTCATGGCCTACGCACTCCTGCTGATCGACCGCTACTTCCGCCAGCCAGGCGCGAAGGAGTGGCTCCACGTTCCGAGCTACCTCATCGAGCAGAACGCCACGGACCGCGAATGCGCCAAGCTTCGCTACTGGGGACTGATCGAAGAAATGCCCGAAGGCCGTGAAGACGGAAGTCCACATGCCGGCTTCTACAAAATTACCGAACATGGCAAGCAGTTCGTTAACCGTCAGATTCGGGTCCCTATGTACGTCTACCTGTACAATGGCTCCCCGGTTAAACGTCTCGACGCCGAGACCATCGACGTCTACGAGGCCCTCGGCGAGAAATTCAATTATAACGAGCTGCTCGCTGCTCGCTAATTTGGTGAAAGATAACCGGGGCCGGACTGTAGTTACCGTATGGCCTTCAAGATGAATCGGAGCACGGACATCGTGGACGGCGAGGTTGTCGTTCGCGTGGGCGCCGATACGCTCTCTTGCCCCAAGGGGCCAAGTCATCCCATGTACCCGGTCATCGAGCTAATCTGGCCGCTTGATGCGCCAGAGATTGGCCCGCGTGGCGGGGTCACGATTCGCTGGCAAGACAAGATGGACTCCACAAAGCCATCCAAGTCCACCGCCCCTAAGTACATCGGCCTCATTGAACCCAATGGTAGACAGTGGGTCGGGTACCGCGTCCCAAACCACAACCGCGAATTGTTCGAGTCGCTCCGCAAGAAGTGGGGAATGTGGTTCCTGCGCGTTAAAAGGCTAGACGACGGCAGGAGTCTGTACTGGACGATGTTCAACGATGGCGGCTATTTCCCTGGCAGCCTGGTGAGCATCATCCAGGAAGCCTCCCCTGACGCGAACGCCGCGCAAATGCGTGACGTATTCAGGCAGGCGTGGGACGACGCAGAGCAGAAGTCGAAGATTCGCCCAGACATGCTTCTGGCAAGCGACCTCGGGCGGCGGCTCTTCGACGCCATATCGAAGATCCCCACCATCCTCGAAGAACTCGGCGGCGGCCCGCTGCCATGGGTTCGCAAGGAGATGCCGTGGTGGGGCAAGCCAGGCCACGCAGGCCACGAATATGTCGTGAGAATGTACCTTGGGATTCTCAAGAGCGTTCGTCAAAACCTATTGCTGACAACGGACGAGAAGGACCTTGTCAGGGAGCGTGCCGAGTACGTCAGGATGTACGAAATGATTCGCAAGGCGCGGATCTTTGAGGTAGCCGCTGAGTCATACACCGAGCTGCATAATCAGATCGACGACCAGGCAGCCAGAGAGGCCAAGCCCGGCGAAGATGTATCATCGGGCTTAGCCGAAATCAACGAGAGGCTGCCGTTCCCGGACAAGCTGCCGTTCAGGACCTGCTGGTTTGGGCTAACCGACATAGTAACGATAGAGGACAACGCGGCCAAGGTCCGTGGTCTCAAGGGCGGTCCGTACGTGCTAATCGGAATCCTCGTCGACGAATGCGGGGACCACCATGAGGTCTTGCTCAACAACGAGGCCGAGCGATACGGAGACACCTTTGCTCTCCACGCAGAAATCGTAACCCATCGCATCGAGGAACGCGACGAATGGCTATATCAGTGGTGCCTCGCACCGCTGATTCTCCACGCCCTCGTCGACGGCATCAACGAACACCAGACGACCATCGTTACCCAGCGCAAGGTCGGCTTCCAGAGTCAGGGCAAAATCAAGAAGGGACTCGAAGACCTTGGAATCAAGCGTCCGATTCCTCCGCCATTCTATACGGTATACCTGAAGGATCAGCTCATCCATGAAATGGTCGGCCCTCGCGGCCCCGGCAGGCTCCGCGCGAAGTACGGCCATCGGTTCGACGTGCGCGGGCACTGGAGCTACAAGGTTCACCGTGGCCAGATGCCAATCGACCCCGAGTACGAGCTGCATCTTCAGAAGCTGAAATACACCATCTTCAAAGACGGACCGCTCGATGAGAATACCATAGCGGCGTTCGCCGAACGCGAGCTTCCACCGCGCGAGAACGGCGAGTGGATCGCCGTTAAGAAGTTCTGGAAAGAGTCCTACGTCAAGGGCCCGGAAACCGGCCCCTACATTCCCTCGACCAGGCGCGCGACAAAGGGCATCTTAGCGTTTGACAACAAGGAGCCGGTCTACGAAGATGATCACTCCTATGAGCACGCGAAGACGCCAGCCGGTTCCAAAGTCGCTTAGGCGTCCGTAGCTCAGTGGATAGAGCAGCTGATTTCTAATCAGCTGGTCGCAGGTTCGAGTCCTGCCGGATGCGCTTCGGCCCCGTAGTTCAGTGGATAGAATAGCGCTTTCCTAAAGCGAAGGTCGCACGTTCGAGCCGTGCCGGGGTCACTGATGAAAAAAGATGTGCAGCTCCACAAGTCGACCGAGGACCAGCCTTGCCATTGGTGCAAGGCTGGTTTCATTTTTGTCGCCGACCAGGCGCTCGGAACTGGCAAGACCATTCTCTGTGAGCCGCACACGAATCAGTTCATGACCACGTTCCATGAGCCAGATCAGCAAGTTGCGTCAGATTAGCCGATCGTTGTAGACTCCGGCCGTGAGCCTACTGACCTCGTCTGGTTTTGCGCCGCGCATGTATGCGCCGTCGTTAGACGATCCTCCTGCTGTTCCGCACGCCTATGACGACGAGTTCGATAGTGTATCCCTCGACCCGAAATGGACCCGAGCAGGCGGCACGTTCGATGACATCACCCCGATCGATCCGTACGCCTCGTTCGCGTCTGGCCATCGAACATCCCACAATGGCTACCGACCTTCTTGGTGGATGGTCCAAGGGTCTACGGCTCAGACCGTTCTACTCTACCAGTCGGTGGTGCTCCCAACGGACTGTTTCATGTGGGCGAGGTGCTCGTTTAATTTTCGCTATAGCGCCGTAACCAATAATGACACCGATGTCGAGCTTGGCTTATGGGAGGACGTGGCCGGATCCCCTAGCGCAAATAACCGCGTCTACATGCACCTCAACGAGACGGACGCGAACACAATCCAGGCCCAGGGCGGCAGAGTAACCGCTAGCGTCGATGCAAGCACGCTAACGCGCAATCTCGGCCCACAGGCCCCCGGAACTGATTCGTTGTGTCAAACCGCGTGCTACATCGGAATTCAAAAGATCGGAACCACGTACCACACGATGCTTGCGCAGCCGAACGGTAACTGGACGATCTTGGCATCTCAGGTTCACGCAGGAACGTTGACCTACCTGATGATAAACCTGACCAACGTGAGTTCGGCGGCGCCCGGCAATATGATCATGGGCTGCGACTTTGTCCGATTTCTTGTTGGAAGGGCACTGCCGTGAGCTTCCGCATCAAACATAGCCCGAGATTTCAGCGCGAAGATCCAATCGATCCGCCGCTCACCCGGCATGCTTACGACGACGAGTTCGAGTTAGGTTCCCTAGATCCGGCATGGACGCGAGCAGGAACATTCGACGACATAAGTGCTCTCGATCCTGCGGCGAGCTTCGCTTCGGGAGGTTGTCGGACTTCGTTTTCCAAGTCCTCCTGGCTGCGCTTTCAGCCGGCTGCGGACCAGCCCAATTCGGCGATCCAAATCTCCAAGCCGATCACCTTCCCCACCGACTGCTTCGTGTGGGTTCGCGCGAGCTTCTCGTTCCGGAACTCCGCGCAGACCAACGATGACGCGAGCGTGGCCTTCGGCATTTTCGATACGCTCTCCTTGCTGAACGGCGTGTACATGTACATGAACGAGAGCAACGCCAACACAGTAAAACTTGAAGCGTGGAAGCTCACTGCGGGCGTGGGTGCGGCCCAGGGCGCAACCGACAATGTTGGCGGAGCAGGTCTCTCCAAAGGGCAGGTCATCCACTCGGTGGGGATCCAGAAGCTCGGGACGACCTATCATTACTGGGCGTTGAACGCATCCGGCAACTGGCTGTGGATTGCCACGACGACGCATGTCACCACGATGGGAACGATCGTCCTGTTCTGCGGCAACGCTTCGTCGGCTTCACCCGGGAACGCAGTCATCGGCTACGATTTCTTTCGTTTCAAGACGGGGATGTACCTGCCATGAGCGCTCCCTGGCTAATCAATAAGCCTGCTTCCCCCAGCATCTGGGATGACGAATTCGAGACCAATGAGCTGGACTCCAGGTGGACGAAGTTAATCCCGGGCGTGCATGACTTCACGTCCGTGTCGACCTTTGATCCGTACGCCGCCTTTACCACCGGAAACCATCGGTACAGCATCAACGCGCACCGTAAGTCCTGGTTGATGATCCAGCCGGTCGCCAGCTATGGCGTTGGCCCCAACGGCATCAATCAGGGCTGGAAGATGGACATCTCTGGATTGCCAACGAACGCCTTCATCTACGCTCGGGTGTCAACAAGTGAGCGTCGCGCATCAATAGCTGACGGCGATGGTGAAGTATGGCTCTTCCCTAGAGACTCGCTTGGTACATCGTTTATCCTGTGCGGGATGGATACCTTTGGCAGCATCCGTGAGGGATTGTTCGCAAGGGCGGCGCCATCTGTTGCTTACGCGAATCTCGGCCTCATCCGAAACTACTTCGGCGAAGGGTTTCCTCTCGAATATATCGGGCTACAGAAGCGCGGGCTCACCTGGGACGGATGGGTGGCTCCAGCGTCTGGTAATTGGGTATGGATGGGGACCTACACTCATTTGGTTGCGCTGACCGAACTGTGGCTCTGCTTCAACAACCAGACCTCCGCCGCTCCAGGCAACATGATTCTTGGAGCTGATTACGTTCGTGTGATTTCTGGGAAGGGACCGCCATGACCATCGCGCTTCTAGCTACCAATGCCCTTGGCGCCCCATTGGCCGGTCTAACGCCGACGTGGACCACATACGTAAACGCTGTGACTGGAGTGCCTCAAACGGCTCCGATAATCTCGGCCGTTGGACTGGGCCACTACAAGTTCGATCCAACCGGAACAAACCCGTGCGGCATTATTGATTTTGGCGGCCTCGCTGCCCCTCGCTACGCGATGTACGCGACGAACCCTATGTCCGTGGTCGTGTTCGCTGCCTACGATTCATTCGGGGCTCCGCTTCCAGGGCTCGTGCCTGCGTGGCACAGCCTGAAGAAAGTTTCCGACAACTCAAATTATGCACAGCCTGGAATCTCCACGTTGGGCAACGGCCTCTACAAAACGACCTATATCCAAGAACATGTCACCGGGGCGGTTGATCTTACCGCTGTCGCGTACCCCCGGTATATTCACTATGACACCGA